AGGTAGGTATACAATAGGTATGTTGTAGTTTTGTTACTATTTTGTTACCGAAAATTTGCGAGTAACAAAAAAAATGCTTATCTTTGCAGCAGATTAATAAATGTAGGCTTATGGGAAGGAAGAAAACAATCGAAAAGGAGCCAGTCACTATCAGATTCAAGGAACTTGCCAACGGAAACAAGAGTATCTATCTGGACATCTATATGGACGGAAAGAGGAGTTATGAATTTCTCAAACTATACCTCATCCCAGAGGTTGGTAGAGAAAAAGCGAAGGCAAGGATGAAGAATGCTGAGACGATGGCTAGTGCGAATATCATCAAGGCTCAGAGGGTTCTCGACTTGAAGAACCGAAAGGCAGGAGTATTCAGCAGTAACAAGAACATGCGCTTGGTAGAATGGCTAGACATCGTGAAGGTTGCCAAGCAGAAGGCAAGTAGGTCGGATGAATCCAGCAAGACCATTGAGAATGTGAAGAAACACATCATCAAGTTCTGTGGCGAGTCTACCAAGATGGTTGACATAGACAAGAAGTTTTGCATGAAGTGGATAGAATATCTGAGAACTGCCACCAAGAGAGGTGGACAGCCGTTCAGCGAAGTAACCAAGAAGGTGTACCTTACTTGCTTTGGTACGGTTCTGAATCAGGCTGTCCGTGATGGCATCATTCAGATGAATCCCCTATCACTCATAGACCCAAGCTACAAGTTCGGGTCTCCTGAGAGCGAGCGAGTATACCTAGATATTGAGGAGGTGAAGAAACTGGCTACAACGGAATGCTACAGCCAGCACACCAAGCAAGCATTCATGTTCTCATGTTTTTCGGGTCTACGTATCTCAGACATTAGGAAGCTGAAATGGAGCGATATTGAAGAGGTGAAGAATCCTGACGGAACATCATCCTACCGCCTGACCAAGACGATGGAGAAGACTCAGAGAGTTGTCAGCTATCAGCTATCCAACGAGGCGATGAAATGGTTGCCTGAAAAGACGGAAGACGAACTGGTATTCTACGAACTATGCCAGCAGCCGAACATCAACTATCATATTAAGGTATGGGCGAAGGCAGCAGGAATCAAGAAGAACATATCCTTCCATACCGCTCGGCACACCTTCGCCACCATGATGCTCACGCTTGGAGCCGACATCTACACCACCAGCAAGCTACTCGGTCACTCCCGAATATCCACTACCGAGATATATGCTAAGATTGTGGATAAGAAGAAGGATGAGGCGATGGGGCTGATTGATAAGTTCTTCGATAAGGAATAAAAAAATCTCTGTAAGGTAGCCAGCCTTGCAGAGATTTTTTTATTTTTCTAGTTGGGAAAATATTTTTTCCTAGTTGAGGAAATTATTTTTCCTAGTTATCTCTTTTACCAAGATATTTAATCTTTACTGAATGTTGAGAGGTTTTGATATTTACATCAACACGATACATGCCATTGTCCTCTTTCTCAATACAATAATAACTATCACTTGAAAACTCTTTTAGATTTTGATACTGATAAGACATGTTTTCTTTTATCACATCTACAAATTCTATACAACCAATCGCATCCGAGAAATACACTTTTTTATTATAGTCAATATCGCTAAATGAATGTTTATAATTTACACATATAGCATTGATGTGATTATTCTCAGACGAGCCTATTGTGAAATACCCACCAAATATATTTAAATAGTTAACTTGCAATCGGTTTCCATTTACCTCTATATAGTTAGCAGACAATTCGTCATAAGAATCCTTGCTGCAAGATACCAACGCAACAAGAATCGCCAGCAAAAACAAAATCTTTTTCATATCTCATAATTTTAATTAATAACATATCTTGCAAGGAGTTCTGCCCATATCCTCAGCTTCCTCCTCGCTTACCTCTTCTATTTCTCCTGAGCAGCGAGAGAGACCACGGCAATCAGGGTCGCTATGATACTTAGTAGAAGATTCTCCAGTACAAATATATACTGATTCTGATTCATCTTTGTGACTATAATAAATTTGCTTGTTTTCGTCACAAATAGAACATGAAACCTTACCTTTATCTATAGCTCCTTCTAACCTTATAGATTCAACCTTACCACTTCCAACAGTAAGCCCTGCACAATCAGAATAATAATGGTAATATTTAGGATTTGAAGAGATATAAAACACAAAATCATCCAAATCTCTAGACCTAGTGTCTCTCTCCATTCCCTTATATATGGCAATCTCGTTTCTAAGGGTATCAACTTCCTTTTCTAAAGTCTTGACTCTATTTCTCAAATATTCGTCTCCACAAGAACAAAGAGTAAAAAGTGCAATTAAAAGATATGCGCAGTATTTCATACCTACCACATTTTAATTATCCTACATTTGATTGTTTCATGCCACCGCCCAAGATAGATAGTAGCTGGTCATAGCGTTTCTCCAATTCTTCGTACTTAGCCTTCCATACAGAATCGCTTAACAAGTCGTTTCTGTCTTCACGATACTCAGGAGTTGGTTCTGCCACCAAGAACGATGAATCCTCATTCACCTGATTTCCCTTGCCACGAAGAAGCCACTCGGCTGAAATCTCATCAAACTCTTTCAGGAATCCTTCAATGAGTACAAGTGATACTGCTTGGTCACCACGAATCTGACGATTACAAGTTACTTGCTGCATTCCAATCATTTTTGAAAATGCTGCTATACTTATCTGTTTAACTTCCAAAACAGACTTAATTCTCTGTGCCACAATATTTTCCATACATTTTACATTTATAAACCATACTTAAATAAACATAACAGACTAAAGAAATATACAAAAACGTTTGGTAATCTAAACATATTTGCATACCTTTGCAACCGTTAATAACAAGTTGCTATATATTTAAAAGCAAAAGTACAACAAAAAATTAAGTTATGCAAGTAAAAAAGATAAAAATTATCAAGGTTCCACCTAAAATGGGTAAAAAACTTGCTGAGCGGTATGGTTGCCGAAGGGAAACAATATACAACGCTCTAAGTTTTAGGAGCCAGAGCAAGCAATCCGAAGACATCAGGCAGGCTGCTTTGAATGAGTTCGGAGGTGTTAAGACTGACAAGGTAGTGTTCTACTAATAATAAAGAAGGAGGTGAATATGAAACTTACTCTAAAGGGAAGTGCTATCAAAAAGGTACATCAAGACAACTCTATTGATTTACTCTGCAATGAGGAGCAGTTGTATGAATGTCTTGACAATGTACGTATAGGACTTATTGCAAAATATCTATTTATGAGATTGAACAATGGAAATGCGTATAAAGGTAAGACTTAAAGATGATAGTCTTGAGGTTTCCTGCTCAAAGAACGGAAAGAGAGTAGATATGACTATACCCTCAAATATTTCTAACATAGCAGGAGTACTTGCGGAAGTGAGTACAAAAATGATAAAGTACAACAATCAAAGAAGGAGGTAACATGATAGACCCAGAGATTAAGGAGCAGCTAGACCGCATAGAGCAGTATTCGCTCATAGCTGCAAAGAATGTGCTCAACATTAATGAAGCTGCAATCATTCTTGGTATGACGGTTAGAGGAGTGAGAGAGAACGTCAGGAATCGCATACTCCCTTGCTACAAGCCAAACATCAACAGACTCTACTTTAAGAAGAGCGAGTTGGAAGAGTGGATGACTCAGAACCGCAGAAAGAGCATGGCAGAGTTGAAATCAGAGGCAGCAGCCTATTGTGTAACCCATTAAACAGATAAACTTATGATAGCAGATGTAATGTTGGTAGTCAGCGTAATCGCTTTCGCTGTTGCCGTTAAGGAAATTCACTACTACTTCAAGGAGGTAGGCAAGTAAGATATATGGAGATTGAACCTCACAAGAATAGTTAAGTATTAAGTTATTAATGTGTTAAGTCTTATAATGTTTCAGTCATCAAAACAGCAGAGGTTTTTTGGAGTTTGCTACTCCCAGTCTCCACTATAACTTTTGTCGTTATAATTTTACATATTTTAAGTTCTTACCCAGCGCAAGTAACTCAGTTGGTAGAGTATGAAGGTTCTTCCCCCTTCGAGGTCGTGGGTTCGAGTCCCACCTTGCGCCCCATATAGCCCGATTCCAAGGCTTTATATCGGATAGGATAAACCTTCCTAGAGAGGTACACGTACCCAAAAGGAGCATTATTAACCACAGATGGTGCTTAGACGTGGAAGTGGCAAGCGAGTACATACACCTGATAGGTGGAATTTGGAAAAACTTGGAGTTCACTTGTGAAGAAGCAGACCTGATGCCGTGACCCTTATATAATAAGGTAGCATCTAAAGGTAGGAGCGCACAACTACAAATCGGTTCTAATGCAGCCAGCACGCTTTCTTTTTTCTATTCGGTTCAAGTTTAATTGGTTATTTTATAGAAATCAGATATATCACAATATGTGCGATTACTAGTGCTGGGAGTCCTAAGCCTCCATGAATGCAGAAGGGAACCAAGGGCGCACGGATGGATTAAAGGCTCGAAACGTGCGCCCTATTATAGAGAAATTACAGACTTCAATATATTTTACATTTTACATTAGCAATACTTATGATTGCGGTAGCGACCGCTCAGGTTAATACTAAATAAAATACTCGCCCCACCATTCGTGAGAATCGTGGGGTTTTTAATTTGAACATCAAAACAAAACAACAATATGAGATATAAAGCAAATAGTTGTCACGATTGTATCTTCTCGACCATGTGTGACAACCCGAATAAGAACCCAGATGGTGGCTACAGATGCAGCCGCTATGAATGGAAATATCAATAACAACTTAATACATATAAGATATGAAAGAACTTATCGCAATTCAGTCAGAACTGAAAGCCCCGAAGAGCCAGTTCAATAAATTCGGTGGCTACAAGTATCGCAAGGCAGAAGACATTCTTGAAGCTGTCAAGCCTTTACTCGCCAAGCAGAAATGTACGCTCATCATCACCGATGATGTAGTCTTGATAGGCAACCGCATCTACGTGAAGGCAACTGCCACCATCAAGAACGAGAAGGGCGAGTGTGAAACAGCCAATGGTTGGGCTAGAGAAGAGGAAACCAAGAAAGGTATGGATGGCAGTCAGATTACTGGAGCATCCTCATCTTACGCACGAAAGTATGCGCTCAACGGTCTCTTTGCCATTGATGATAATGCTGATTCTGATACCACCAACGATGGGCAGCATCAGGAAGCGCAGCAACAGACACAGACTCAGCAGCCAACCGCCAAGCAAACAGCATTCCCTCAGTACCACCCAAACGACCTGAACGAAGGATTGGGTTACCTGAGCAGATGTGTTAACAAGGATAATCTGTTGTGGGTAATTCAGCATTACCAGCCGCTCTGCTCTAACGCTCAGTTCATGCAAGCAGTATCAGCCAAGAAGAAACAATTAGGTATACAATAATATGACAGCAGAAACAAAGAAAATCACTCTGAATGTGCCTAAGGTTACATTCATTGAGGAATCTCACCAGTACTTCCTCGGCAAGAAGGAACTGAAAGGTGTGACGGGAACGCTCATCAAGAAAGCCTTCCCCGACACCTATAAGAATATTCCTGAATCGGTATTGATGAAGGCAGCAGAACGAGGAGGTCTTATCCACAATACGTTTGAAACATTCTGCTCTATCTTCGATGCCGACATCAAGAAGTACCCGAACCCTACGGAAGAGCTTCAAGCATTCCATAGTATGTTAGTCGCATTCGACTTACACTACGTTGCATCCGAGTATCTTGTTACAGATGGTGAGAATTTCGCATCTGCCATTGATGGAATCTTTGCCGACAAGGAAGGCAACATCTATCTGGTAGATTACAAGACCACCTCCACCCTTCACTACGACAACGTATCGCTCCAGTTATCCATATACGCAAAATGGTTCGAGGAGCAGAATCCTGACTTGAAGGTGAAGGAGATTGTCTGCATGTGGTTCAAGAACGGACAGAGCAAATTCCAGCCACTCCCTAGAGTATCAGATGAGCAGATTGACGATTTAATCGCTGCTTATCTAGCAGATGATGCAGAGTACCAGTATAAGGTGGAAGTTCCTGAGCAGTTCTCTGCCCTAGAGCAGGAATACAGATTGATAACCGCTCGTATGGATGCCCTAAAGATTAAGCAGGATGATTTGAAGGAACAGATAATGAAGATGATGGAAGCCAACAAGCAGAAATCAATCAAGACCAATATCGGTTCTTACTCTTATGTGGCAGCTACCACCAAGAAGACCTTCGACACGAAGCTGTTCAAGGACACGGAGCCAGAGCACTACGAGTACTATCTGAAAGATACGACCACCAAGCCATCAATAAGAATCAAACTTAATTAAGTATAGATATGAACGTAAAATTTACAGGCAAGATTATTGCAGCAGGGCAAGTTCAAATGGGAACTTCCCAAAACGGAACACAATGGAGCAGTTGTGAGTACACTATCGAAGAGTTGAACGAGCAGTACCCTTCAAGAGCCGTTATCTCGGTATATGGCTCAGACAAGTTGCAGCAGTTCAACATTCAGTTAGGAGAAATCATCACCGCCAACATCGGATTGAAGGCACGCCAGTCTAAGGAAGGACGTTGGTTCAATCAGTTGGACTGCTGGAAGGTGGAACGACCAAATGGTCAGCAGCAGGGTCAGGTTGTCCAGAGTCAGGTTGGCGCAGCACATCAGCCAGTTGGTGGATATTACCAACCACAGCAGCAGCCAATACCTCTGAGCCAGCCACAGCAGTTTCCCCCTCAGGTTAATGCAAGCGGTCAACCTATTCAGCAGAACGCTCAATATGCAGGTGGTCAGCAGCAGGGTCTTCCCTTCCCTGCCCCAAACCAATAATATATAAGGTATGGAAATCCATCTAGTAAGAACCTCCACTGGTCTTCGCCCATACACGGATGATGATTACGAGGAAATGAAAAAGATAAAGGTTGGTTCCATCGTCAAGGCAAACATAGTTCGACCAAGGAACATTAAGTTCCACCGTAAGTTCTTCGCCCTTATCAGAGCAGCATGGGATTGTCTCACAGAGCAACAGCGCACAAACCTACGCTCAATAGACACATTCCGTGAGCAACTGCTGATAACATCAGGATTCAGCGAACCGCTTTACGACCTCAACGGACAGAAGTTCTTGGAGAGAGCCAAGTCTATCTCCTTCGCCAAGATGGATGAGCCAGCCTTCAATGAAGTATATAGTAGAGTCTTAGACACCATCCTCACGATACTCTATGCAGATGGTGTTACAGAAGACGAGTTTAATAACATTTTACAAAATTATAGTTGATATGACACGTAGAAACAACAAGCGCAGCAACAGACGTAATCGTCAGAGCAACAACACCCCAGAGTTAAATCAATTCGCACAGATGCTTTTCAGAGCACTACTTGGCAAAGGAGTAGATATGATTGCCAAGAAGATGGCAGAGAATGTCGAGGAAGAGACTCCTGATATTCATGCAGAAGGCATCAGCAATCAGGACGTTACCAACATTAACAACGGCAAGGCAACCTTATCAAAGTTGCGCATTCCTAGTGATGGTTCGGCAGTAGAGTACCCTATCCCTGATAACCTCCAGTTCTTCTTCGATGAGGAAGGAAAGTTGATTGTTCGTCAGAAGATTGAAGGAGACGAGAAGCATACTATTGGTGCTGAGAAAGTAAAGCATATCACTTATGATGATATTCTCAAAGAATTTTACCTTGATAAGACTGCATATTGGGGTTGTGACGAAGACGATATTAATAAAGGAAAACAGGGTCTTACAAATTACAAAGATGCCGTCAACTGCACCACTCCTTCTCAGGTTAAACGTTGTAATGCTTTCAACAAGTTGCAGAACATCGCCAAGTATCTCAATAAGGGATGGGAGCCGAATTTCGATGATACATTGCAGGAAAAGTTCTACATTTCTTATACTGGTGATGAACCTGAAAGTGATTTCCCAGTTGACTTATTAAAAAGCTATCAAGTGTGCTGCAAAGTTGATGAGCCAGTATATGAGTCTTTAATCTATTTCAAGACTTGTAAACTTGCTTACGAAGCCATCCGCATCATGGGAAAAGATTCTCTCAACGACCTTTTCTCAACTGATTGGTAATGGCAAGCTACGCTGAAATCAAGGCAAAGCTACAGCAGGAAGGCAAGAAGATACGCAAGCGTTCATCCTACGATGAGCACAACTTGCAAGCCGCAGAGGTCAGGTATATCCGTGGGGTATATCCTGACCTTGAAGGTGTCTTCTTTGCCGTTCCTAATGGTGGCAAGCGAACTTCCCGACAAGCCGCATGGCTCAAAGAAGAAGGCATGAAGGCAGGAGTATCTGATATGCTACTCCTGAAGCGCACCTCCCAGTACGGTTTCCTCTGCATCGAAAACAAGACACCGAAAGGTAGGCAGGAACCCGAACAGAAGGTATTCCAGTTTGAAGTAGAACGGCATGGTGGCAAGTACATCATCGTCCGCTCTATAGATGAATTTATCCAAGCAATCGACAATTATTTAAATGGTGAACTATGAATGATGTTATTATCATGAACGGAAAGGATTTCGTAGCCAAACTAAACGAAGCAATCAGGTTACTAGAAGAGAATGGCTACAAGGTTACTGCTCCTCCCAAGGAAGTCAAAGACGAATACACCTTTGAGCGAGCATGGAACCTCTACGAAAAGAAGGTTGGCTGCAAATCCAAACTTGAAAAAAAGTGGAACTCTATGAGCCAGAAAGACCGCAAGGCAGCTATAGAGTATATTCCATTATATGTGATTGCAACCGAGGATAAAAAATATCGCAAGAACTTCCAAACCTTCCTTAACCAGCGAGGATGGGAAGACGAAATCATCGGTACACCACAACAGCCAGCAGCCGTTAACGAGCAGCCTTCTGAGATTAGCCAACTTATCGCAAAGACGAAGGCTGAGCAGAACGTAACAAATGCGGATAAGGACAACATTTTCAAAACTCGCATCACCGGAATGATAGAGCTTCTGCAAAAGAATCCTCAGAGCCTATGCCGTAAGCAGTTGGAGATTTATCGTGACAACGGAACCTTGGAACGTTTGGGCATCCAATGGAATCCATAAACCACAAATCTGTTTACCAAAATGATAGCAATCAATAAGTACAACAAGCAGCATCCTCTCAGAGTCTTTGAGGCTTTCGCTGGGTATGGCAGTCAGAGCCTAGCCTTCAAGTACCTCAAAGATAAGCATCCTGAGTTCGACTTCAAGGTAGTGGGCTACTCAGAGATAGAACCATCAGCCATCCAAGCCTACGGACTCCTGCACGGAAGAGATATTCCAAACTTTGGAGACGTGACTAGGATAGACTGGAATGAGGTTCCCGACTTCGACTTCATATCATGGTCTTCACCATGCCAAGACTTCTCCAATGCAGGACTTCGCCAAGGAGCAGAGGAAGGCAGCGGCACACGCTCATCCCTTATCTTTCAGGAGAAGAGAATGCTGGCAGTAAAGAAACCGAAGTATGTGATGCTAGAGAACGTGAAAGGTCTACTCACAGATAAGATGAGGAAGTACTTCTTCCAGTACCTAAAAGACCTCGACTCCTTCGGTTACACCTCCTTCTACAAGGTACTGGACGCAAAAGATTATGGTGTGCCTCAACATCGTGAGCGCATCTTCGTTATCTCCATACTCAGAACAGATGATGAGCCGAACCCAGAGTATCACTTCCCTTCTCCCATTAAGTTAGAGACAACGGTTGAGGACATCTTGGAAGACAACGTATCTCCCGAATATTTCCTATCCCAGCCACTTCTAGAAAAGTATCTCACAAAAGCAGACATCAATGAATCAATCAAACAACTCTACCCAGAAGATTTCAATACCGAAAACTGCTGATGGATGCTCAGTAGCAGTCACAGCCAGTTTCTCTATGATAAGTATCATGAACCTCATAGACACCGCTCATTATCCGAAAGGTGGAGTTTTAATCATCAAGAAATTATAATGTGCGACAAAATTATAAAGCTAGCAAACCTCCAAATCAAAGGCAGGATAGAGCAGCAGACCAGAGTCTACTCTACCAAGGGAATCTCACCTACTCTCAATTCTGCTATGGGTCACGGAGGTAACTGCATCCCACTATTCTTAATCGTAAAAGAGATATGATGTATAATAAAATCATAAGACTGGCAAATCTCAAAAGACCAGAAAAGTTTGAGATGCAGAATAGAGTTTATTCCACCAAAGGAATCTCACCTACTCTCAATACATATAACGACCCATTATTTTTTAATCGTCAAGGAGATATGATAACAGGAGGAAAGAGAATGAAATCCCTGCTCCTATCGGGGAAGGTGAAACCTGATGTAGGCGGTCAAGTTCTCGACATCTATAACCAAGCTGTAATGCAAGGTATCTCCCCTACCATCAAGACCACCATTGATAAATCAAACATGACATTCGTAACCATCATGAACAAAGAAATCATTCACACCGCACCAAACGGAAAGCGATACTCCATCCAAATCAGGAAGTTCACTCCTAGAGATTGTTTCCGACTGATGGGAGTACATGAAGCTGACATTGACAAGCTTCTGAGCAAGGAGAAGACTGGTCAACTCATTATCAGCAAGAGCAAACTCTATGCCCTTGCAGGAAACTCAATAGTCACCAACTGCCTGACCGCCATGTTCGAGGAACTGATTTTTCCATCAGGAAATCACTACCATGACAAGACTGGTCAGCTATCACTCTTCTAGCTTATGGATATTTTTGGATATATCAAAGTAGGTAAGCGTATCAGCAAAGCGCACAAAGCCATGTTTACCCACAAGACCATGGTAATATGGTACAAAGGCAACCCAATCATCGGAACAATGCACGATGGCTTGTGGTATCAACAAGACTTGAACGGAATGTGGGAATGTTTAATGTTCCAGCCCGAAGTCACCCACGTCTCATTCTTACCTTCACCTCATGAAGACAGAGAAAGAAAAAATCCTAGCCATCATCGCTGAGATTCAGGCAGAGCGTGAAGCTGCCCACATCGTGCCGCCACACGTTCTCACAGCCGAAATCATCAACAGAGGATTCCACCAGCCATATCAAGCCATCAACGAGTTGTGTGAAGAAGGCAAGATAAACTGGTGCAGAACCCTCAACGATATGGCATTCACTATCAGAAAATAATAAATCAAGAACAATATGGAAATTATAACGCATAAAGAACTGGCATCCTTAGCAGAAGCTGCTTTTAAGAATGCCGAAAAGCATGGTTTCTATACTGAGAGCACAGAAATAGAAACCGCATTGATGCTCATCATCACGGAAATGGCAGAAGCTGTTCAGGCAGACCGTAAAAATCGTCACGGAAGTATCGAAGACTATGAGAGCGAGATTCAGATGGGCAGAGATATTCCTACCGCCTACAAGAACTCTCTTGAAGGAACGGTTGAATCAGAGTTCGCTGATATTGCCATCCGTATCTTATCCCTATTAGGATGGATGAACAGCAAAAAATCGATAAGTTTTGAAAGCGATTATATCCTTACTGATGAATATCAAGTAGGTAAGCTTATATATAATATCAGTATCGTAAAAAGTTTCTATCGCCTTAATAAGCACTTCGGTTATTTTGTTGATAACGAAAATCACGATTGGTATACAGCCAAAAAACTACAGCATATACTCATGAGGGTATTCGCAATCGCTCACAATAACAATATCGACCTGATGGAGCACATCAAGTTGAAAATGAAGTATAACGAATCACGTCCGTATCTTCACGGATGCAAATATTAGGAGGACAAAATTATGTTTGGAATAGAACAGATTTCAAGAAGGTGCTTAATGACTTTGAGCGATGGCAGCAAAATCCAAGCTACCATCACCATTCCAAAGCCAACCAAACCCATCTTCCCTGAGCAGATGGAGCGTCAGTTTATTAAGAGTTTTAATGAATCGCAACCTCTTGCGGTAAACAAGGTTGTCAAGTGTCATATAATGAGAAATTAGTTATGGAAGATTTACCTATTGGAGCAGAAATCACATTGAAGGTGGTTGAGACAGAGAAAGAACAATGTAATGGCTGTTTCTTCGATGAGATAAGTAGCAACATTTATGAAACTGTCTGCAATAATTTTAATTGTAGCGCAAGCACTAGAAAAGACGGAAAGGCTGTTCAATTTGTAAGAGAGAAGTAATCATGATAGACGATAAGAAAATAGAAGAAGCTGCAAACCTTCACAGATTTGAGCTTATAGCATCTATGCATGGTAGTACTCTTGGCACTCCCATGCAATGCTTTGAAGAAGTAGTTGACACAGAAACTGACTTAATTGAAAATTCATTTATTACAGGTGCTAAGTGGGCTATCAATGAGTTTTTGAAGAACTTGTGGCATCCTGCCAGTGAAGAGCCAAGAGAGTTCGCAGAAGTCCTTGCAGAAGCAAAAATAACAGAAAGCATTAAAACCTACATTTCTTTCAAGAGAAATGATGCTCTGTTTAAAAATTGGGATGCTTATAGTTTGGGTGCTAATATTACTCGTTGGTTGTATATTGATGATTTGTTTCCAAAAGGAGGAGGTGAGCAATGAAAGAGCTTAAAGTTGGAGAAAGAGTAACCATTACTCTTGAAGCTGTAGAACTATCTAGAGAAATTGATTGTGATGATTGCTACTTTAATCGTAAAGGTGATTGTTGTGCAAGATACTTTGATTTCGAGTGTAATGCAGGTTCTCGTTCAGATGGCAAGAATATAGTATTTAAAGAAGTTAAGGAGTAAAAAAGAAAAAATGAAAAAGAATAAACATTCATTAAAGATAAGTCGTGGCTACTTTGGCGAAACTACCCTTGATGGTTATCCTATAGCTACATATTCAAATGATGAATTGAAGATTCTAAAGAACCTGCTAGAAAAGGTTCTGTGTGAAGTAAATGAATATATTCATCTTTAGAAAAGTAAAGTGTATGGCACAGAAAGAATTTAGGAAACCACCTCGTTATATGGTGGGTGATATAGTTTATAGTCACGGATTTATTTGTATTGTCTGTAGCATCTATCCGTTCAATATAGATTATTCTTACGACTTGAAAGTTATTGATGGGCAAAGCTTGGGCAAAATTTGTCAAAATGATATTATGCACGTTCATATTTGGGAAGAGTTTCTTAAAAAGAATGGATGGACATGTTATCGCTCTGAAGGAGAATGTTTTGGGCATAGGTGGTATAAACACCAAGAATACCCTTTCACTTTGCGATATAATAATTTCTTGGGAATTATCGGAGTATCTTTCAATGACGGAAAAGACGATATTGTTATGATAAAAGGTGTAGATGAACTCCAGCATATTCTTTATGGCTTGCAATTAGATAGCAATTTAGAAATATAAGCGTATGAATAAATTAGAATACATTCCAGGAGATTTAGTAATGACAAAAACAGAACCAAACAACTTTGTTCCAAATGGTGTTGTCTGTGAGTTTGTTTCGTATTGTAACAGAAATAAGGTATTTGTAAGAGTTGCTAAAGGCATCGATACCTTTTTCTTGGGAAAAGAGCAGATTACTCATATACCTCTTACTTCTGAGATTCTAGAGAAGAATGGATGGAAGAAAGAAGTGATGAGCAGAGGAGTAAAGAATAGTCATTGGGTATATACAAAACCCGATATTGAAGAATATGGATATTTTCCTATCTACATAGAAAAAGGTATCGGTGATGAGTTTGATGTATATCCGTTTACTGGCAACAATGTATGTACACAAATTGCATACATTAAGTATGTTCACGAACTCCAGCACCTTCTCTTCGGTCTAGGTATTAATCACGAAATGGAGGTGTAGGTATGGAAGTAGTAAAAATAACTAAGAAAGTCTACAAAGCTGTAGGGTGTGAAGAAGGACACTTATTTGGAACGTTTGCTCATTTTAAAGAGTTGCGTGAGAGTATTAATTCGTCAGTACAAAAGACTTGCTTTTGCTGTGGGCACAAATTCCAGCCAGAAGATTTTATATCTTTAGCGTGTTTTGACAAAGGCTTGGGAAACAAATTTCTTTGCCAAAAGTGTAAGGATATTGCATTAAAAGATTTAGGTGATAAAAATATTTATTTACATTAGTAATAGTATGCTTATAAGTGAATTTATTCAACAACTTCAAGATGTTTATGATGAAGAGGGTGATATGGAAATTGCCATCAAGATAGATGATAACGACTTAGGTTCTGAACCTATTGTTGTGAAATCTACTGTTTATGAGCAACTTTATATAGTTAAGTCCTAACATCCTTCGGGAATAAATAAAAGTAATATGAAAGCAAGTGAGTTGATAGAACATTTAAAATCTTACATTGACATCACGGGTGGAGATTGTGAAATGTTTGTATTTGACAAAAAAGAAGGCGTTTCTTATGATATTAAGAATACTTCTACAGATGGTGATAACATATTTCTGCATGTTTCATCTGATACACACATCATAGCAAAGACACCAATGTAACTAACCATCCTGCAAAGGATATAAATAGATAGATTATGAGTAATAGACATTCGTATGAAAGATACGAAATACTAGACATTAAAGGTCGCAAACACGCAGTAGTTCTTTTTTCCGAAAATAGAAGTGAGGTTCGGAACGGAATTCCTAGTACTACAATGGGATTTGTAGCTATTGATTTAGATGCAAATACTTATAAAGATTAACCATCCCTTATAGGATATAAATATAAGTAATATGAAAAAGATTATTTTGGCAGCCTTAGTCGTTGCAAGTTTGTTCGCTTCTTGCTCTAGCGAGAAGACTTTTAAAAAGAAAGATGGCTCTACGATTACAGCAAAACCTTATGGTTGGGCTAGTAAAGAAAACAAAGTAGAAGGTGTTAACTACGAGTTGAATGCTCCAGATGTTGTAGCATCTATCATCTTCGCCCCATCTGTTATCGCTCCAGTTCTACTGACAGCTTACGATATATGGGAGCCAGTATCATATACTGAGCCATCTAAGTAACTAACCACCCTCTCCTGCAACAGGGAGATGGTAAAAAGAAGAGAATATGGCAAAAATGAATGTAACAAAAAAGGACTTTGAAGCTTTCTTACAAGCTACAGAATCTCTTATGGCTATATCTGGTACTTTGGATGATGACTTCAACGAAGAGGCTTATGCAATAAACAGACAGTTCAAAAATTTCGAGCGAAGATACTTAAAGGCAAAGGAAAATAAGAAATGAACAAAGAAAAAGCTATTAAATATATTAAAGCAGCCCAAACTGCTATTAACGAAGCGCCTTATCCATGTACGACAAAGGCTAAGCTATTATTAGTGGAGGCACTTAAAGAGTTGGAGGAATAGAATATGGAGAAAATATATAAAGAAGAAATTCAGAGATTACTGCCTATCTTTCAAGCAATGGAAGATGGCAAGACTATACAAACCAAGAATGGAAACGGTTGGATAGATATAGATGGAGACGAGGATGGCTTAAATCTCGATTCACTCATAAGTTATCCAGATTGCTACCGCATCAAGCCAGAGTCAAAATATCGCCCTTTTGCAAACGCAGAAGAGTGCTGGGCAGAAATGTTAAAACATGAGCCATTTGGGTGGGTGAAGGATAAGGAAACACACAAATTTTTAGTATGCAAGGCTCTTGGGAACATTCTTTTTTTTCATAGGTATTGGAGATAAACCTTATAACTATAATGAGGTATTAAGAGACTATACCTTTGCTGATGGTACTCCATTCGGTGTAAAATTGGAGGAATAGATTATGATTCAAATACACAAACACGACAATGATGAATTGTATTCTATATATGGTTTCTTTATTGACCCCAATAAAGATGTATGGGTTGACAAGAAACAGCTTATGGAATTATACAATGAGATTAAGAAAATAAAAGTGGAGAAATAGTTATGGGTAAAACAGATTTACATTCATCATTACTCTTCCTAATGCTTAAACTGGAAGAGGCAAAGAGCAACCCGATGTCTGACAAGAACTTTGTTGCTGCATTGACGGAAGTGCTCAGATATTTCCGTGATAACGGAGAGTTGAAGAAAGCCTATGAAAGCCAAAAGGATTCATTGGCAGATATGGCAAATAGTTCTTGGGTGAAAGCACTAAAGGAATATGTTTCCTCCAAAAACCAAGAAGACGGAGTTGATGCAAAGTTACCTGATATAGATGAACTTATTAAGGAACTAGCTTCTGATGAGTTCATCGAAAAGAAAATCAAGGATATTCTTGGAGAGAATGATGTGGATAGCGGAAAGGAGAAATAGCTTATGGAAAAACGAATAATATTAAACGAACAAGATATAAATGAGTTTCACTCGGATGCAGATGTTCTGCAATGGATATACAACTTAATGACGAAAGAGTATCTTATAAGTGAATGCTCAAAAGATATACCACGCTTTGCTAGAATAATTAACAAGTTAAAGAATTTATAGCGTATGAAAATAGAAATCAAAAGAGTAACGGACTGGCTGCGTGTTGTGGATGCTGCTCGGTTCACACAAGGCAAGAAACCGTTGGGACATGAGCCTAGCGATGAGTTCAAGAAACAGATGATTCTCAGCGAGCATTCACCGCTCAGAGAATTGGAGTTCGATATTAAGATGTATGGCATACCATACTGGGTGAGCAATCATTTTGTTCGCCATGTTCATGCTCAGCCATTCGTTTCCACATCACGACCAGATATTACTGGCTCCAAGGTATCTCGTCACGATATGCGTCAGGATGATTTGGTCAACTTGCAGCTATCCCTCAATGCTCAGGAGATTATCAATATATCGAAGCTGAGACTCTGCAACAAGGCATCCGAGGAGACAAGAGAGGTGTGGTATAAGGTACTTGATAAGTTGGCTTGTATCGAACCTTTGCTTGCATCTGCTTGTGTTCCTCAATGCGTATACAGAGGATTCTGCCCTGAGCCGAAATCATGCGGATGGAGTAATTCTTCATCCTATGGAATGCTCAGAAGAGCGTACGAAAAACTCAATTTATATCCATTATAACGAGTATGAAATATCCCAAATATAATCTCAATGAATATGTCGGTGGGCACTTCGAGTACACAACTCCCTGCCCATTCGGCATTAAAGGCAAGTACACAAAGGAAACCCTGATGGTCGGTAACCTTGCTTGCCAGCGATGCGAACACTTCCGAGGTATCAACAAAGAAGATGGTATCGTATCTTGTGGAATCGAATAGTTTTAAGAGTGCAGCCTATCTGCATTCTTCTTAATAATTAATCAAATTTAATATATGAATACAAAGAAAATCTCAATTATCCAGCGCATCAAGGAAAAATTCCTTGGTAAGCAGTTCTTTATTGCAGTAATCGCTAACAAGGGAACCAGTTCCTACTTCGTCAACTCTACCATCTACCGCTCAGAGAAGGAGGTGAAGGCTTACAAGAAGTACATCACCACAGACGAGCGTATGAAACAGAGCTTCGATTTCGTAGGATATTATGGTTTCCGTTCAAAGTTCGACTTCCGTATTCCTCTTAGCGGAAAGCCAGTATCAGTTGAAGAGGCAAAGAAACTGGCAGAGAAATAGTATGGGAAAGTTGATAGACCTTACTGGAAAGCGTTTCGGCAGATTACTCGTCTGCCGAAAATCTGATAAAGAGAACCACCAGCATGGTGCGTTCTGGATATGCAAATGTGATTGTGGCAGGGGTTGTACGGTTCTAGGTTCTGCTCTTCGTGACGGACGAACCAAATCATGTGGCTGTTACCGCTCAGAGCGTGCAACCGCCATCATCACCAAGTATGGCAACCGCAATGGTAGACCCAAGCGGAAAGACAAAGTTAACGGATAATATCCATTTTATCACTTTTCATATTATATTTGCAACATGAAATTCAAGTATTTAATTGACAAGATAAAAGGTTTCAGATACCGCAACGATTTTGTGGTACTGGACGGAAGAGCAAACTCGGTCACGCTCTCCAAGGGCATCTATGACCACATCATGAAGAAGGAGCGCACAGACAATTCCATCTTCGTGTTCAGACTATCTGACAGAGGTACATACGGATTCTGCATGCGTGAGGACTGGGAAGAACTTCGCAAAGCCAACACCGTCTTCACTCAGCTTCAGTTCAATCAGGAGCATAAGAAGGTAGGGTTCAGAAGTGACCGTCCTTCCGTCATAGCCATTCTTGATGATTACAACCTTCCGCTCAACAGAATGGTTCGCCTTACTTGCATCCCACGCAAGTCACATAAAGGAGAACCTTATTACGAAATCATGCGACCAAACTCAAATTTAAACACATGGCAACAAGACAAGAAGTAATACTCAAAGGGCTTACCCACTCTCCATCCGACTACGATTGTCAGGATGGGGAGTTGGCAACCTGCCTCAACCTCATCAACGAGGATGGGGCACTCCACCCTATTCAGCAGCCAGTAGTAGCCGAGCCGAACATAACGCTGGATGCAGACGATACCATTGAACTGGTTCATAAGGTAACACACAATGAAGCGATTCACTCCCACTACATCATCCGTAAATCAGATGATACTTGGTTCTGGATGGAGAAAGGTGGTGACGGAACCAAGAACACCATCGACTTGAACGGATTCCATGTCAATGCCGTTACAGCAGTAGGCAATATCCTATCATTTATTGGCGAAAGTAAGATATTATATTGCTATTGGGATAATGGTGTTTATCGTGTTGTCGATTTTACGGAGGTAACTTACGATGCAAAACTAACACGCACCTCATTTAAAATGAGTGTAGATAGTTGGGTTAAGGATAACACTATCACCGAACAAGGATATACTCTTCCTTTAGAGGATATTAATACTTTTGGATTTCCTGAGGAACTAGGAGAAAATGTGACCACTAGACTTTTCGCCAGTCAGGATGCCTATGTCAACAAATACATGGACTCTTATTCATTCAAATACATACAATTTGCTATCCTTGCAATCCAACTATATGATGGCTCATACATACAAATTGGCAACCCATTTATACTTGCCCCAAAAGAGAAAATAGAAGATAGCATAGGATTTAGATGGTCTTATACAGATGGTGGAATGACAAGTGGAAATCTTAATCTTACTTTTGAAGGAGGTAATATATATGCTACCTATAAAGGTCAAGAAATAGATAACTACGAACTATCCGTAAAGATTAAAAATGTTGACGAATACAAGACCTTGATAAAAGGGGTTGACATATTTATTTCTAACGCTTTGTTTCCTTATAATACGAATGGCAATATCATTGCTAAAGAAAATTATTTCTATTTCCGCAATGATAAAGGACGTATGAAAATATCAGATTATTCGTTTATAAATGGTAGATTTCAAATGGGTGTTAGAAACTATCATTACCAACCATATACAGAAGAAGAGATTTACGAGAAAATCGACAATTTATCATTCTACAAGAGTACCAGTTTATCTTTTGATAACGTCAAGGATGGTGTTTCCAAAAAGCTCAAAAGGGTTTTAGGCACAGAAGAAAGTTTGCCTTTGGCAGACCTTCAAAGAGAATCGTATGGTGCAATGTGTGCTATAACATATAACAACAGATTGCATCTTGGAAATGTTATGTCTTCCATCACCACTCGATGCAATAATGGTAATGGATATTATTCTCCAGTTGTACCAAACAAGAGCCTTGTGGAGGATAGCTATCAGTTCTTATTTAGATACGAACCTAAGGGGCAGTTCAATGGAAACTACATAGACAACTTCGGCACAGACCAAAATGGTAGCAACTGCATAGATAAGATATGCCAAGTAGTTTCCAAAGTTTATCTCAAAATAAGCAATAAGGACGAAGTCTTTTCTTATTACGATGAACTTCATTACCCTCTTCCACCTATTCTTTCTTTCCCTTCAAATAAGGCGAAAGTAATTGATTTACTTATCAGAATCCCAGAGAGAGGTGTTTACTCTTGTTATAAAAAGTCATTTAGCTTATACGAGAGCGAGACTTTTGGTTTTAACTATGCTGTAAATTATTCTAATGGAACATTCTGCCCTATCCAAGCTAACAATGTTACCATGAACTACGAGAGTTGGACGGTTACTATATCGCAAGACCCATCGTGGAAGAAAATTTCAGAAGAAGAGTTCAATAAAGAGAAAGCGAACATCAAAGAATCAACTATAAATGGCAGCAGGACACCATCATTAGTCAAGGTGAGTGAAGCTGAGAACCCTCTAGTCTTCCCTGCTAAGAATAGTGTTCAGGTTGGTTCATCCATCGTTAGTGCAATGGCAGCTAATACCCGACCAATCAGCGAAGGTCAGTTTGGTGATGCGCCACTCTACGCTTTTACCGATGAAGGTGTATGGGTATTGATGCTGGGCGAAGAAGGAACCTATATCGCCCGACAACCAGCCAATAGAGATATTTGCTCCAACCCGAAGGGCATTTTGCAGATTGACGATGCCGTTCTGTACCCTACTGAGCGAGGTATTATGATACAGAGAGGACGAGAATCTGAGAGTATTACCGATGTACTGGATGATTATCCTTTCGATTTTCGAGCCATTTATTCACATTCAAAAAAGAATAAGACCTATCCGATTAAACTCCTTGCACTAGGTAATATCCCTGAGTCAGATGTGAAGTATGTCCGTTTCCGTAAGTATCTCGAAGAAGCTGGCATGATTTACGACTATTACGATAGCCGCATCATCGTGTTCAATCCGAACTATACTTATGCTTACGTTTACTCTTTGAAAAGCAAGATGTGGGGAACGATGCACAATGTCTTCAACAAGCGAGTAAATATATATCCTGAGTCATACGCTACAAACAAAGATGGAAAAATTCTTGATGTGTATGTGAAGGAGACAACAGAGAATGTTCCATTCTTCCTTTGCAGCCGCCCTATAACACTAGGGCAGGATGTTTACAAGACCATGTTCGATTGCATCGCAAGAGGATATTTAGACAGCGTTCAGGCAAAAAAGTGTGGAATGGTTCTGTTCGGAAGTAATGATTTGGTTAATTGGTACTACGTTGGTTCTTCTGTAAACATGTATCTCAGAAACCTTGTAGGTTCTCCATACAAATATTTCAGGATTGCGCTTATGGGCAACCTTACCACCAACGAATCTATCAGCGCACTATCTACAGAGTTCCAACCAAGATTACAAAATAAACTCAGATAATTATGGAAGAATATACATTATCAGATTTCAATCAGGATTTAGCGAGAAAAGGGGCATCCGTAGGCTACATGGACGGCAATAATAAAATTCATATAGCCACAGAAGTAGACTTTTATATAAAAAGAACGTCAAATTTCATCGGATTTGTTAAATTTGTCAATGAGGTTTATGAATTTATTTTTGATGGAAGTTTCTATATAGGAGACACAAAGCAATATCTTAAAATTGTCTCTTCCACCATTACAAAGACAACTGGCACAAAACTTGTCAGAGAAACCACATCAGATGGAACCTCAAATGCTCGCCCATTCCCTAGAAATGGAATAGCAATCACATCAGAAACAGGTGGAACAGATGAAAGTGACAAAACAGAGGAAATCTTCTCCATCGCTACCCTACAGCCTAGAGAAGAAGTAGCCGCAAGTTGCTTGCAGTCTATGCTCCAGCAGTATAAAAATCCACTCAACATAGACAATACCAAGATTAAACAACTTGTAAGCAAGTCATTCTTGTTTGCTCAGGAGTTCATCAATCAGGCAGTTCTTTATCGTGAGAAGGAGACAACATCGGCAACCGTTGAGAACAACAAGTACGCATCAGTTGATTCTGATTCTCTCAGCAGCGACACCGATAAACTGCTCTACAACATAGCTACAGCTATGAATAACTTTATCGCTCAGGATAAGAACCAGTATGCCGACCAGCAGAAGAACGGATTGAAGCTGGCTGCTACAGATGTTAATGTTAATACCTTACCTGAGTCTATCAAGACGGTTGTCAGTGGTTCTATTGATGCTGCTGTTACTGGTTCTGTCAGCGCATCAGTAAGCGGAAATGTTGATGCTGCTGTCAGCGGTTCCATTACAACCAAGCAGGAGTCCACGTCTAGTGGAACATAAACTTAGATAAATATTATTTATGTGATTTAATACAATAAAGGGAAGCAGTCCGTGATGGATAGCTTCCCTTGCTTTATCTTAGCCTTAAACGACTAATCATTTAAAATGGATGCAAAGCGATTCTTGCTCTACCAGCAGAGCGGTTGCTGGCATCCTTAATCTTCTGTTTCTTATCCTCTGCCAGTGCCCAGAACCTATCGGCACCATCAGGATAAACAATCATCAACCATTCGTAAAGGCATTGGTTCACGATGTAGTCATGCAAGTAGACGGTCATGGTATGAACACTTGTCTTTGAGAAACCACTTGGCATTCTCATGGCTAGATAATAGGCATCCTCATCATTTGTCGGCGAACCTATACACTCTTCCCACTCATTGGAATCAAAGCCACCTCCAAGCATTTCCATCTTGGTATATCGGAAAAGCATTTCCTTGCAGTCTTCTACCGCTGAGTCAAGAATCCTAGCCAGTTTATCCCGATTGCCATCCTCGCCCACATCATAGACGTTATGAATCAGGTGTGAATCCTCAACAGAACTGGAGATTGAATCAGCATAGGCAGCAGCCGTATTCTTGATGTCAAACACCAGTTCCTTCTTCTGAAGTTCTATCATTACCTTGTAACCAAGATTACATGTTCTGCATTCTCTCATACTCACCTCCTTCCTTATTCGTTAGGAGCCGTTCTGCTTGGCCTCTCACGTCTGTTGATGGTCTCATGCAGATTCTTGATAGCTACAACAGACAATTCAGAATAAGTCTTCGACTCGTTAGGATTGGTAATGATGAACCAATCCATCAAAGCCTTGTTGATAATGTAGTCATGGATAGAACTGGTAAGCGCATCCTTCAAAGCAAGCGGATAATTGGATGGAAGAGAGAGGTTGATGGTGATGTTGGTATTGTCACTTATCAACTCGTTAGACGCAGTAGTACCATTGCCTGTTCTAACAGACTCACTCAACTCAACAAGCAGTTGGCTATACGCATTCTGAATGCTACGCAAAGCCTGATTCTTGTCTTCATCATCATCACTTGCCTGAATATTGCTGGCAACCTCAGCATCCATGTCAGCAGCCCTTCTGCTACGCCCAGTCAGGAATGCCTTGTTCTGGAAGTCATAAATGAGTTCACTCATATACAACGTTATCGTTAAATCTTTTCTTGGCATACTATGATATTTTTGTTCGTGTTGGTTTCTTCTTGAAAAACGCTTTATCCTTAATGTCGAGCAATAATGCAGCAGCGTTATCTGCATATTCCTTCACCTTGTCGTTGGCTGTTATCTCACACCACTTCCCGATGATGCTGTTCACCAAGAACGAGTTGGCAGATGAGTTGATTGAACTGAGTAGGTTATCATCAAATCTGTTAGGCATTTCGAGTTGCCAAGTGATGGTTCCGTCTACTTCTGAGCCGTCTGAGATAAACCGTTTCAGCACGTTTCTCAGCGCATCCAGCGATTCATTGAAGAACCGCTCAATCATCGTCAAGTCTGCATCCGTCACAAAAACTTGGTCAAATGCCGACTTTCCATCCTCCAGTTTATTCTTTGCGCCTATGTAGGCAGTAGTCTTCGCTACCTCCTCGTACACGTCACTTTTCTTGATTGTCAATGTGGTATCTGCCATTCTTTATCTTTTTATAGAGTTTATAACCTAATACGATTAGCAGCATGCAGAGTGCTCCAAAAGACCATACTGCATACTTCAACTGAAACTGCTCCCACTTGGAGAGTTGTTTTTCTACTGGATAGGGAACCCTGATTGTATCAGACCTTGCGATAAATCGGAAATCCATATCCTGCTTATTCTCCAAGTTCATCTTCTCCAGATGGAAGAAGTCATAGATATATTCCCAATGCCATCGCTCTATGAAGATGGTATCTCCCTCTTTCCTTGAAGACACACTATCCCTTACATAGATACTATCACGCTTGATGATAGAATCCCACCTCAGGACGTTCTGTTTTGTTTCAGACGAGAAACTATCAGTTTCATAGTGTGAAACTTCGGGTTTCATAGTGTGGAACGAAGACTTGCATCCCGACAGAAAAAAAATGCCACCAGCAAAATGCCAATCACGTAGAGTGCTACTTGCCAAAAATCTGTATCGTACCATTTTACTTTCATAGGCTAAACTTTAAAGACCTTCTTTGCTCTTGTAAGGAACTTCCGTCTTGATTCCAAGCCGTTGGTTCCACCATTGATTGTCTTGGTAATAGCCACGAAACTATCACTATCAGCCAGTTTATTCAAGCCGTGTTTCCACCACCACCACATAGCACTCTTGGTAGCATATCGTGGATGCTCCAATATTTCAGGATGCTCCATTATATCGTCAGTCACCTGTTTGTTGTTCTGAAAAGCCTGATAGTTGGCTCTGCCAGTAATCTGAATCAAGCCCCTGCCACGATACTTGTAGCCATCACCATCCTTCAAGTTGCCGAGCATGTTCTTCAACTTGCCAACATCATACTTGTGGAAGTAGTTTCTGTTGCCGAGTTCTTTGGTATATCTCAGTTCACCACTTTCATGTGCAATCTGAGCCAAGAAATGAGCCATTCGCTTAGGTGTGTCGATTTGGAAAGCCTCAGCATACCCATTGATATAAGGCAGAAAAGAATCCACCTTAGCCTTGGCATTCGGCATAATAGCCAAAATCTGTTCTCTTGTTACCTTCATATTACTTGCCCTCCTTCACTTGTTTCAGCATATTTGCGAGTTCGTCCTTCACCTTACTCTCAAAATTGCCTAGTTTTGTCTTAAAATAAATGTTTACCCCGAATATTGCTCCAGAGTAAACCAACGCTTGGCTGATGTACCAGAGCACACCATCCGAAATAATATAGTTGTTCAGAAAGAATGATAGGAAGGCGAGGACGATGCCGCTCACTACCATTCCAATAGCTGTACCATACTGCAATCCTTCACGCACGTTTGGAGTCATAACTTATCTTTTTATACTATTAACATTAATAATATGCAAAGATAAGAAATGATTCCCAATTAGTTACTTTATCCGTTTATTGTGTGCCATATTTTGCTGGTAGGATGCAAGCAGTCAGGGTCTTGCAGATACTCGATAGCCATCATAACCACCATTTCTTTCAACTCATCAGCATCATTGCTATATCGCTCCAGCAGCAGATGATGGTCACTCCTCAGCAGATTCATAGTTACCGCCAAGTCATAGATGGTATAATCAGATATATCATCCTGATGCTTGTCAAAGACTTCTCTTATCTCATCATCCGAGAAGAAGGGAGCCATGTGCTTGGTTCCGTCAGCATCCTCATACCACATCTTGCTGATAGCATCATCGGCAAAGTGCTTATCAAAATGCTCTTCGCTCAACACACCATACACCATCGCACAAAGATGATGTTCCTCAACATCGCTCAACTTGCATGAGAGATACTTGCCGACTGCCTTAGCTACTGTCAACATCTGTTCAGGAGTCAACTCCTGCTGATACTTTTCTACGAAATCTACAAAATCCATAATATAAAAATTAAAAGTTTATGATGCTGCAAAGATACCAATATCTTAAACGCAGCACCATAAACTCGCAGATATTTCTGTAGCTATCTGAATATCAGACAAATACAGTTACGATAAAAACACCTCCTTTCTTTATTCGTCCTTAAATTTAGTTCTCTTCTCTCCACCCCTCGTCCAGATGTCGTTTTTCTTTCGTTTCGCCACCTTTCCGATAACGTCATTCTCGTAAAGTTCGGGCTTGTCTTCCCTCCCTTGGGTCTCCGTAGCAATACCACCATTCGGGTTGCCACCTTGGCTAGCATCAGGTTTCCCATTGCCATACCATTCCTTGTCACTTGGTTTGTCTGCAATCATAACTATAAACAATTAACAATTAACTATAAACTAAGCAGCAAGTGGTGGGTTCTGTCCGTCAGGACTCACCCCCTGACCGCTCATCATCTGCTGCAACATCGCCTGAGCCTTCGGATTGCTCTGTGATGCCTGAGCCACTTGGGCTTGAAGCTGAGGAGAGAATCCTTGTGTGGTCTCACCATTTTGAATGGCTTGCTGGTTGGATGCAACCGATTGCAGCAACTCCTCTCCAAATGGGAAATCTCCTACTTGCAGCAACTGCTCCAGCGTGATAGCCTGATTCTGCCACAAGGTCATAAGGAACTCATTCGCCATCTGTCTGTATACTGGAGTAGCCGTACTTTCCGTGATGTTGATGTCAAACTCAACGTCTCGTATCTTCTTAGGGTCATAGTGCACAATCTGTCCTGCCCTACCAACAATATTGAAGTTACGAGCCACGTCATAGTACTGCTGCATATTCTTAACGGTCTTGTAAGCACCATCAATGATAAACTGGCTGAAAGTTTCCAAAATATCAAGCAGCGACATGGTGGCATTCTGAGTCTGCTGGGCATAGAGTGAACCGCTCGTTCCCGATACTCCTGGTTTACCTTGCAGCGCACCATTTACTCCCGATATATCCTCGAAGAACTTCAACTGATAGCTGAGCAAATCACCGATACCGATGTTCGTAGAGTTGTTCGCCACTTGCTGAGGAACCTGACCACTCTTGTTTGGCTTGTATCTCACCACACCATTGAACCTACTCCACTCATCGCAGAAATCATCCCAACTCATATCATCAGGAAGACAATCCTCAGGACAGAGCAGCACACCCTTGGCACTCGCCCTCATAATGAAGTCGTACATCGTGATAAGTCGGTTCACGTATCTCTGCTGGTCAATCACATCTTCCACGAAGCTGTGAATCTCGCCATCAATAAACGGATAGAACTTAAAGCAGTATGGATGCTCACCATGAGCATAAGGGGTCTCGCCCTCTCTCAGAATATCACCAAAAGGAGAAAGATAGTAGAAATGCCAGTAATCATCCATAAACCACTCGGCATCAATCAGAGGAATATCCTCTTCCATCATGCCAGCAGCCATACCTCGCCTGATTCTGTCTCTGTTCTCAGCATCTACAATATCAGCCTTATCCTCAATATCAATCTTGAAATCATCGCCATTGTTGTAGTCGTGGCATCGGTATCTCGGTTTACTCTCCTTGCGCCAAACCTCAATCACTCGGCAGAGCGAAGGGTTGGCAGGATTCATAAAGTCGATGGTCTTAGGGTCGAACTCACCGAATCGCTGAGTGCAGTCTGCAATCACGAAATCTCGGTTAGCCGCCAACCGGTATATCTCCTTCAACTTACGAGCCTCAGCAGGAGACTTGGCAAACTCTCTCAGAACATTACCAATGGTAATATCGTGCACCTCACCCAAGCAACTCACGTCCCAACCACGGAAATCCCTCATATTGTTGTCTATGAAGAAATTGTTCGGGTTCACGTAGTCCGTCCAGCAATCCAACCTACCTCTTCGCCATCCATACTTTTTCTTATAGATAGCAGCACCGCTTATCAGGAACTCTTCCATGGTTCGGGCATCCAGTTCCGTCTCTCGGTTCAGTTGTCGGTTGCATTGCAACACCACGCTCATGGTCTCGCCATATCGTTTCTCATCCTTATCCCTAGCGTTGCATGTCGGTTCTTTGCTCTGAGAGCGATAAACTCCCAGCACATTCTTCACCAATCTACGGATAAGGTTATTCTTCAATGGTTCACTACCCTGCTCACGGATATAGTCTTCCTCCCTGATACGCTTGGTAAAGCCACACTTGCTTTTGAACTCAATGGTATCTCCCCACTGGTCTCCATAGCAGTATCGCTTGTTTCGTAATCTTCGCTTACGGAAGTTATTCATGTTGTTGTAGTATCGCTGAGCCTCCAGCAAGATAGAGAAGGCACGCTCGTATGGCTTGTCAAATCGGTTCTTGGATGCCTTCACGCTATCCAGTTCTTCCTTGTCAAGCACCCTACTCAACGATAGCAGTTTGGTTTTTTCTTTCTTCTTTGCCATAATTTATGATGTTGTAGGTTCAACAATATGTGCCAGCTTCCGAGCCACCCCAATGAATTTGCTTGCGGTATCGGTATCGCCAAGACTGATGCAAGTGAGATAGCCAGCCATGTAAAGAATGGAATCTTTCAGGACGGAAGGCAGACTGATTTTCTGTTCGGTAGTGATAGATGGAACCTGAACATAGATGAAAGCCAACGTAGCATCCTGCTTTTTACTGGTATATAGTTCGATGCTCTTGCCGTTTGGCGTATGTACGATAGCCGCAACTGGTCGCTCAGGATTTCCTCTCACTCCATATTTGCAGTTCTGATACTTGTAGGCATCATCACTCTCTGAAATGATTGTGGCAGGACGGTTCCAGTCTTCTGCCTTCACAGAAAGGATTCTCAGCATATCGGTAGGCAAAACCATCTTGCCCACGTAATATTCGTTGCTGTTCGTCCACGTTACTGCATTCGTGCACGAAGTACCTTCCACCATATCCTCAGGAGCTTCCGAAAGAATGATTCTTGCTGCATCTACGATTTTACTCTCTATAAGTTCTGCTTGCGAGAGAGTATCAGAATCGTCAGGAGCCAGCAAGCCAGCAGACTCTTGGTTTCTGTCCAAGAGTACCTTCACCTCTTTCACTAAATCAGATACAGCATATTCTACCATTACTCCAAACCTTCTAGTTCAACACCCTTTTCCTTAGCAATCGCCAAGATGTCTTCCTTGGTCTTCATCTTGGAGCGGCTTACACCATAGGTCTCAGCCAGATAGTCCTTGGCATCCTCAAAGTCTGTCACAACGTGAGTCTTCTTCTCGTCAGCCACCTTCTTCTTCTTGGCAGCAGCCTTCTTCTTTGCCTCAGCAGCTTCCTTCTTCTCGTCAATAGACTCCACCAAGAAGAACTTGTCGTTGTACCAATAATGAGACTCGATAGCCTTCTGTACCTTTGGGTCTCTTGTCATATAGACACTACTGCCCGTACTCTTACCCTCAAAGATAATGCGCATCCGCTCGTTACCTACCATAACGCTGAATGCCAAATCAGTACCAGCTTGATATTTATTAAACATGATTATACCTTATTATATATGTGTTACTAAAAAAGGGATGGGGCTAGTGCCCACACCCCTCACTATTTGATGAATAATTTGCAATTCTACCTGCTTTTAGGCAGCAGCCTTGGTCTCGCCAGCATCAGAAGTTTCCTCTGTTGCAGGAACAGCGGCAAGACGCATACGAGCATGTGCCTTAGGGTACTTCAAGTACAGACAAGCTACCTCCTGAATAACTACTGCATCGGTGTTACGGATGCCAGCAGCCTTCAAGTCGAGCACGTTTCGAGTCCAAGACAAGTGTACTCGCTTAACCAAGAACTCAGGGTCAAGGGCAAAGCCGCAGTCGCTCATACCGAAGAGGTCAAACAACTCAGAGTGAATCATCAGCACCTCACCGAAGTCGGTCTCCCAACTCTTGAACTTCAACTTCCAAACCTCAACGGTGTCCTTCAAACGGAACTTGTCTGAATCAATCTTACTGAATGCGCTCACGAAGTCAGAACCAGCGATAATCACCTTGCGTTTGTTGCCGATACCAGTACCAACAAACAAGTCCTTTGAAATGTCAACCAACTCCAAGTCGGTAATCACTCGCTCATTCTTGTTATAGCCCTTCTTAATATCGTCAGCAGTAGCAACATGACCTACCTCAATATCCTTACCAGCCATCCACCAGATACCCTTGGTAAACCACTGGGCAGAACCATCCTTGATTTCGTGCTTGATACAAGCCATATCACCGAAGAGGTAAGTACCCTCCATCGCAAGACGCATATCATAGATGCTATCCTCCTCAATGTCTGAGAAATCCCAATCCACTCGCTTAGCAGCAATCTTGTCGAAGGTGGTCTGCTCGACCTGAATCATGAAGTTCTGACAATACTGAACCTCATTAGAAGGAAGGTTGTTGAAACGACCCGTCTGAACGTCCATTTCTCCACAACTCTTTGCCATACGGATGAGCTTCTGACCCTTCTTCAAGGCTGGAATACCGATAGCCTGCTTATTGACCAACTTACCATTTACAGCATACACAATCGGATAACCTTCTGTGTCCTTACCGCAAACGCAGAGTTCCAAATCAGGAGTAGGAGCATCAGTAATGGTAGAATATGCAACACCATTATAGTTGGTAATAGCCTTCACACCTACCACTCGGATGGTATCATCCAGCGTAAACATGGTAGGGTCTTCTACCTTCAATACCATAGATGTACCAGTACTCTCCACCGTTGCTTCCTTCACGGTTGTCTTGATAGGGCGTGTACCGATACTCCAATACTCAACTACAAACGAGTTGGCAGACTTGGTTGTCGCATAGCGTGAAATCTGGTCAACTGGAGTAGCCATCGGGCGAATCTTGGTAATCTTCTCATCAATGTCATTCAGGTAATACTCCGTGCCATTCTCGTTAAAATGCTCACGTCCCTGAGTCTCGCTCTTGATACCTTCACTCTGACGAGCAGCACCACCATTGCCAGCCTCACCAGCAGCAGGAGCACCACCAGCCTCAGCAGCAGAACCACTCTCGGTGCTACCGCCATCAGGCAGATTTGCCGCCTCAGCCATGATAACCTGACCATTCACTCCAAAAATAACTGCCATTACCATAATAAAGATGGAAAACAGCCGATTAAATGTACTTTTCTTCATTGTTATTCTGAATATTAATTAAACATTATATATTATCTTTTCACCTTGTCGAATTATCGAATGTGTGTTCTCTTCTCGTTGCCACGTTCCCAGACGTTACCCCTTCGTGATACCCTGCCCACAGCACCAAGGTCAGGCTGGTTATCTGTCTGCTTGGTTTCTGCATTGGCAGAATCAAGGTCAGCAGTACCATCGCCCTTCTTTCTCAGTTCAAGGTTCTTGACGTGCTTGCTGTTCTTGCCACGAACCTCACCTTCATGGGCTGCATCAGCCACATCAGTATCATGGTTCTTTGCCTTGATGAAAGCAGTAATCATTTCCTCTGTAAACTTGCCAGTCACCACATTACGCATAGTCTGAAAGCACTGGTCGATGGCATCATTCACCGCTTCCTCGCCATACTTCTCTTCCAACTTGTCGAAGACCTCATAGCTGGATGGCATGTTCTTGTCATACTCCTCCTGCAATTTCTTGCCGTTGGCAGCATTCTGCAAGAACTCCGACTGAGCCGATGCAATCTCATCCGCATTGTCAGGGTCTGAATAGTAATCAATGGCATCCTCGCCATGTGTACGAATCAACTCAGCGTAAGGACTCTTGCCAGCCTTCATCGCTTGCAGGAAGGTAGCCGCCTCAGGGTCACTACCCAGCCAATCGCCCATCGCCTTCTCGTTATCCTTGTAACCCTGCAAAGCCTTCTGGTCGGCATCATAATCATCGTTGATGGCTCCATACATAGCTTCATCATCCGCATACTCCGTGTCAGGGTGGCGGGTCTTCAATCTCTCCAAAGCCAAGTCTCTCTTGGTCTTGGTATCTTGCTGTTTTGCAGCACCAGCATTCTGCTCAATATTTGTATTTTCGTCCATATATATATGTGTATATTTATAAATCAATGCCCAAAATTAATGCTTTTTCCCGATTTTCATCTTTTATCCGTTAATTTAGTCTAATCGGATGCGACTAATTCAATACTTTTTTGTATATTTGCAGGGTCAGATATGAAATATAAGGAATCACGATGCTATTTTATAGAGGAACGTGATGCTGATTTATTGAGGGCTTACAAAGAAATTATTAAGGTAAGAGACAATATCAGACTCTCAGAGATTGAGGAAAAGCTAGCCCAATCTCCGAGCAGAAGATTTTGGGTTTCAGAAGACCGTGCTTATATAGTCATATTAGACTTACTGAAAGGAAAACCTCTTGATAACATGATACCTACCCGAAAGGAAATGTATCAGGAGATTTTCAGACGATTCCAGATTCATAAGAGTAATGAGCCATATCTCAGTAATATGGATATTATCAAACGTGTATGTGCTGAAAAAGCACCCAGTTTCTATTTGACTCCTCAAAGCATACACGTAATTCTTAGCAGGGTGAGAAAGGAGGAGAAGCAAAGATGCTACGAGAGGCGAAAGAGAAGATTGCACTTTATGCTGGGTACATTATAATAATGTGTATCACTTTTCTTGGATATGATGGCATGGGCCTCTTTGACGATTGTTCTATTCAGAACCGACTAAGCTACCCTTTCTTTCATCAGAACATCTTTCATGCAGCCATCAACCTTTATGTCTTCCATCAATGCTACCGAGCCATCCCTTGTGGCATCGGTCACTTGGTGGCATTCTATCTCATAGCCATCAGCTATCCCTTCACTTCATCCGTACCTATCATCGGCCTCAGCGGCTTTATCTATGCTTACATGGGCTTTATCGCCCCCTACGTGGAGAATAAGGTAAGATACAATCTCACCATTCTCCTATATATCTGTGTTGGGATCTTCTTCCCTTGCATGGCAGTTGGAGTCCACATCTATTGCTATGTACTTGGTCTGTTGTGGGGTTATTTAAATGCACCGCTATGCCAAGACAAGTAACCGCCAAACTGACTGATGCTGTAGACAAACACGTATTGGGCATCCTGAAAGAGAACGAGAAACGCATCAAGGAAATCAACACGCCCTTCAATCCCATAAAGGGTGAAGGTTGTGGAGATAAGCGATTCCTGCTCTTCCTTCCTGATTTCCCGATTCAGAGACAGCAGCTTCCAGTTTCGATGAAGAAGATTCCGCTCGTCAAGATGCTCATCGAGTTGGGTAGCTGCAAGGCAGTAATCGAGGAACTGCACAAGGATATAGACGAGCCGTACAACCTAGAAGAAGAGATTGAGCAACTGGTGGAGCAGTTTACTCGCATCAGGATGAAACACGACCCTTTCTTCTTCTTTGCCACATTCATCTATATCAAGCCGAAAGGTGGAGGTCTCCCCTTTCGCTTTGTGCTCAGAAGACCTCAGCGAAGACTGCTCAGGTGGCTAGAGGAGCGAAGAAAGAAGAATCGCCCTATCCGTCTCATCCTGCTGAAAGCCCGACAATGGGGAGGTTCTACGGTTATTCAGATGTACTTCCTCTGGCTGCAACTCATGTGGCAGAAGGGTCTCAACTCGCTGATTATTGCTCAGGTCAAGGACACCGCAGAGACCATCCGAGGAATGTTTGATGAAGCGTTGAAGGAATTTCCAACCAAGTTCCTGCATGAAATGGGAGAAGCATATTCTGAGAACGAACCGAAGTTTGTGGGATTTGGTACGTCAGGTAACGTGAAGAAGGTTCCTCAGCGATTCTGCAAAATCAAGGTGGGTTCTATGCAGAATCCTACTTCTGCCAATGGTGAAGATTACAACCTCATCCATTGTTCCGAGGTAGGATTGTGGGAGAAGACAGAAGGCAAGTCTCCTGAGCAAGTTGTTCAAAATGCAACCAATGGTGTGCTCTACAGACCATACACCATGATAGTATATGAATCAACCGCCAATGGTACTGGAAACTTCTTCCATCAGGAGTGGCTGGCAGCAGAGAAAGGTGAATCTGTATTTGAGCCATTCTTCGTTCCTTGGTTCGAGATTTACGACCTCTACCATCTTGACTTCGAGAACAAGAAACAGAAAGAGGAGTTCGCTAAATGGCTATACGAAAATCGTAACAACACCAACACGATGTCGAACCGTGAGGAGCCAGCCACATATCTTTGGAAGTTGTGGCAGATGGGAGCACCTTTGGAAGCTATCAATTGGTATATGGTAGAACGCAAGAAGTTCACAGACCATGGTGATATGGCTAGCGGATTCCCTTCTGACCCAGTAGAGGCATTCAAACACTCAGGAGCCAAGGTATTTGCAGAAGAGAAGGTTGACCAGTTCAAGAAAGGTTGCCGAGCACCTAAGTTCATCGGTGATGTTTATGGTGATGGTTATAAGGGTAAGAAGTGCCTACAGAATGTGCGATTCTCAGAAGACAAGACTGGTCAGTTGTGGATATGGAGCAAGCCTGAGTACTTTGACGATTGCAAGGTAATCAACCGCTATCTAGTTGTTGTGGATATTGGTGGTAGAGGTAGTAAGGCTGACTGGTCTGTTATCTGTGTCTTCGACCGATATTGGATGATGGAAGGTGGCAAACCATACGTGGTAGCCCAATGGTACGGACACATAGATATGGACTTGCTGGCATGGAAGGCAGCACAGATAGCAAAGTACTACGACAATGCCCTATTAGTGATTGAATCCAACACCTTGGAGACGAAAGACAAGGAGCACATCTTGGAAGGTGGTGACCAGTCTGAGTTCATTCTGAATCAAATAAAGGATGAGTACGATAATCTCTATGCTCGCAAGCAGAGCGAAGCAGACATCAAGGAAGGTCTGCCACGCAAGTACGGATTCCATACCAATGTGGCAACCAAGCCAATGGTTATCTCTGTACTGGTTCAGGTAGTCAGAGAACATCTATACGTTGAACGAGACCAGCGATGCCTGAACGAGTTCCTTACCTACGAGCGTAAGAAGAACGGAGCATACGGAGCCATCGACGGAAAGCACGATGATTTGCTCATGACCAGAGCCATCGGACTCCACATCTGTTTCAATGAAATGGAAATGCCAAAGATGATACAGAATCAGGCAAGAGTAATGAGAAGAAAGGTTTCTGTTTCGGCAGCAACCATCATATAATTTCAAATTAATAATTACGATTATGAAAGTAACAAAGATTTTCAAGCGCATCAAGTGCGAAATCATGTACCGCCAAGCTACGGCTAAGGCAGACTACGCATCCAAGAAGAACAATGGTGAAATCTTCTATGTCCTTCCTACGCAGAAGGGCAACCTCATGATTATGAACCGCTCACTCTTCGAGGCATTCAAGAAGACCAAACTGGTAGACAACGACATGAAGGTCAGAGACCTCTTCAAGGATTGTGTCTATCATACCAACTGCAAGAGTGAGAAGGGAAAGCGCAGCCGCAAGCGCAAATTTCTCAGATGGAAGGGCTTAATCTAAAATTTTTCTGCCCTAAATAAACGGATAAAAGATAGGTGGAGAAAATTCTGCCTATCTTTGCCTATTATTAATAATGAGTATCAAATATGATTTATAAAATAGTACAAGGAAATAGTTTCAAACTCCACATCATGGTGCGGAAGATGGACGTATCGAAAGAGTTCCAGCGACTCGTTGACTTCGATATGAATCTGGCTACCGACATCAGGGTTGAGTTGTCGGGCTGTTTCTGCAATACGATTTCTATTCCAGTTCAAGTAGCAGGAATCCAAGGCAACGTACTGATATGCGACATTCCTTCCACCCTTGATTACGGAAACTATAACGTCATGGTATCATGGAAGTATGATGGTAGCGAAATGGTCAGCATCGAGCGCAACCTTCTGAGAATCGTAGAACACAACTCTATGAGCAATGTTCCTATCGGTATCACGGAAGGGGAGCATACTGGCTTATTCAACCTTCGATACTACATCGTGACCGAGAATCAGTCTACTTGCCCTATTTCTTTCATCGTTGATAACGCTAAGTTCAGCTATACCATCAATGGCGAAACCCAAATGGTGGAGAGTCAGGAGAACTTCGTGATTAATGGAACCATCAGCAATGGAAAGAAACTGGAAGCTCAGTTCATGCCTATAGAAGGTTTCAGCATCGGTCAGGTAAAGGTTATCATGGACGGAAAGGACGTTACTGCTGAATATTACAACAGCAACACCCACAAGGTCTTCATCCCAGCCGTATCAGGCTATGTTACCATCACGGCAAGCGGAACCGTCAAGGCAAGCTATTATGGAGCTTCGTCAGCCAAGAATATGAGTGAGTTGAACATGGAAGACCTTACGCTTATGGAAGGCACTCTTGTCGGTCAGACTCTTACCATCACAACAACGGAAGAGAAACCATACATCTGGTTTGCAAGCCGCCAGCCACTCATCTTCAACCAATGCGGTTTCGAGACTTCTATGAACACCACAAAGCTAGGTGACCTCTACTACTATTGGTCAGACGAACTTGTAGCTGGTGATGATAACGAATATCAAATTAAACTAAAAGAATAATATGGCAGAAAAGAAAAAATACAACAGCATCCTCGTTAGTGGACGCAAGGACGAGACTCTGACATTTTCGAGATACGTCAAGGACGAAGATTCGGGAGAATCTGTCAAGGAATCGCTCGACAAAAAAGTCAACACTACTGACAAGTTGGAGTCTCAGCAAATCAAGGATGGTGCTATCACCAACGAAAAGTTGGCTGCTGATTCTGTTGGCAACTCCAACCTCCAAGATGGTTCTGTTAGCAACGAGAAACTGGAGGATGGAAGTGTTACCAATGAGAAGTTAGCAGAGAACTCCATCACCAAAGACAAGTTGAAAGACAACACCATCGGTGTAGAAAAGTTAGACCCAGAGCTTCGTCAGACTATTAATGCAGCTACTGGACTTCCTGAGAATTTGGTAGAAACCATTCAGAACGTAGATGATACACTGAAAGACCATCAGAGCCAACTAGATGATAAGCAGTCACAGATTGATGATAAGCAACAGCAAATCACCGCCAACGATGATGACATTTCATTGTTGCAGACTCGCAGTACTCAGATGGAAGAAACCATCAAGTCTATAGCCGCTACTGGTGGTGCAAGTCAGGCTACAGCCGTGACTTATGATAACGCTAATTCTCAACTCACAGCTACCAATATCCAAAGTGCAGTAGACGAACTCCAAGGTTCTAAGATAGACAAAACATCAATCTTGCAGGAATCAGGAGAATATGAGGATAAGGTTATGTCACAGAAAGCCGTAAGCACTAAACTCAGCTACTTATCAGTAAATGTTTCTGTCATAAAAAATGCAAATGCCATAAATGGTGAAAAAGAATTAGTTAATGCCGAAGATGTCGAAGGTATCGAAGGTGTGATTCTTAAAAATGACGGAACAACAACTGATGAGTATACGAACTATAGCACTAGCGATTTCATTAGGAATGAACTTCCTAAACCATTGTATGTGCAACTATTCGCAACAAACCTTGATACAGGTTGGGCAAATGTGGCATATTTCAATAAAGAGGGCAACTTCGTAGAATCATTTCTATTTGAAGGCACAAAGATTGTGTGTGTACCACCAAATTTCAGCATAAAGGTCTGTGCATTAACAAAATCATGGAATGTCAAAAAGGCAAGAGTGATTAATGATATAAATATCAAAAAAATAACTGACAATCTGCAAGAAAGCAAGTTCGACAAGTCCAATATTGCTCAGGAATCAGGTGAGGCTGAGGATAAAGTGATGTCCCAAAAGGCTGTCACAGAAATTATAAACGAGAAAGAGAAACCTCTTGGAGGAATAAAGATAAGCTGGTACGGAACATCTATTCCCAACCAAGGCTATCCTCAAATAGTAGGAGAATATTTAGGAGCAAATGTTACTAATGAGACTTATGGTTCTTCTGCGGCGAGACGTGGAGCAAAAACAACTTCTTATGATAATGACCCTTATAAGATAAAGGGACTTCCTTGGTCTGTTCCTGTTTATGGTCTTATGATGTCTGTAAAAGAGAAAAATGAAGTTCTATCTAATTGGAAAGAGTATGCTGACACATGGAGTGGCACTTATGAAGGTGAATTAGGAGCACCCACAAATGCCAAGCCAAAAGACATAAACGATGGAGCGCATGACCAGCTTATAGCTACTTTAAGAGACTTGTGTTATGATGTAAGGGTGGCTCGCCATTGCGGAATAAATAGCGAATATAACACTAAAGATGTTGATGTCTCTGATATATATGTTATTGAACACGCATATAATGACGTTCAGCCATTATACAAAGACACGGAATCAGATTTTTCGGAATTGCCTTCTGATAATTTTGATGTCAACAACCCCATAGGGTCTTTAAATGCTTTAATAAAATATATATATACGAACAATCCGCAAGCAAATATAATGCTGATAGGACATTACGAGTGCGAAACATCTTCAGGGAAGCACTGCAAAAGTGTTATTGAAACGGTATCCTCATTTTGGTCAATACCTTTATTGAAACTATATGATATTTGTGGGTTGAGTCAACGAAAGATAAAAACAAACGGATATTTTGATAACAATAATATTTGGCATGATAAAGGTTTTTCTTTTATTGTTGGCGACAATGATACTTTTACGACAAATGCAAATCCTTTGATGTTTAATTATGGAAAGATGAACAAAGCAAGTGAAGCTATAAAACAATATTCTATAGTTGAAGGAGACGGAAACGCAACATGGGAACTAACAAGAAAACACATTATGCTTCCTGACGATTTGCATCCATCATCAAAATCAACAAAAGAGTATTTCGCAAAATTAATAGCTAGTTGGATTACTTCGATTTATAAAAAATATTAGACATTTTTTCTAAGTCGCTGACTTTGTAAACACAAAAAACGAGGTAGGAACAAAGCCTATCTCGCTTTTTCTTTGTCTATTTAAACAATGTACCACTACCATAAGTACTACCTCCACTATAACTTTCTGTGATGTAGAACTGGTTTGGGCCTCCAATCTTAAACTGCTTAACACCCTCAGTTGTCTTGATGCCGTAGCATTCTGATTTCTCCTTCACATTATCCACAGCAGACTTCTGAGAATAGTTTGTAATCTTTGATACCCAGAACACATTATTAATATGCTTTTCGGCAACATCATTCTTGGTGAAACCATACGCTATGCGGTTCGTGAAGCTGATAGGAGTATTATCCTTATTATATGTTCCATACTGATAAGTCTTCGATGGATAATCTTTATCGCTGTCACAAGTTCGCATCCAAGAAGGTGAAACGGAATATGTGCTGAATACCTTGAAACTATTGGCTGGTATGCACTCGATTTCCTTCTCTTTTATAGTAACGCTATTAGATGCAGCCTTTATAATCTTTGACAGACTGGCATTCGTGTTGGAACTACCTTTCAGAAAATAGCTGCTACTGCCCCAAAAACTGGAACCATTTGCGTATGCACTAGCTGAGCCATAACCTACTCCACAAGAAAGGCTATTAACCGTACCTGACGCAGAAGTAAACTGGTTGTAGGTCTGACTGGTATAGGTACGACCTTGATAATACTCATTTGCCAATCCGTTTAAGGTGAAGAACGTCTGTGCTAGGTTGACGAAGATGTCTTTATTTGTCTTATTGATGATAGCAAACTTCACGGCTCCACCATCTGACCACAAGTTATATAACACCTTGCAATCCTCATTCTCATACACGATAGAGTTGTTTTGCATCTTCATGCTACTATCGTAGTCTACATCATAAACCTGATAGAAGGTACTCTTACATGATGCCATACTCAAACCAAGAACAGCAACCAAGGCTGACTTCATAAGAAACTTTTTCATAAGCGTATAGTTTAATAAGTGAAAAAATATGCCAACAAAGGTATTAAAAATATCAATAGGTTGAACCTGAGGACGTTATTTTTTACAGAATATTAAATATTGAACCTCGAAACATCAAAGAACTTCTCACACAGACTACCCATCATATAACATGGTTCTTCGCTCATCATATCAATTCCGTCCTGCTCACAGATATGAGCTACCACATGAAGAAACTCATGACCTATTGTATTAATGATGCTGCCATCAGATTCACATTTACCAATGGCAAGAACACTCCTTCTTTCAGCTAGGTTGGAATAGGTAAGACCCCTATCTACACTCTCCTTGATTAGATGCTCGTAAGCTTCCGATAACGGATTTCCGTTGCAGCCAACATCAGAAAGAGCATGGCATATCTCATCGGCATCAGGAGACTGATAACCTATGAAACATACTATGCTCCAATCGTACTTCGGAAGGTCTATTATTCTTCTAATCATAGAACATCTTCCCAAGGGATAGGTACACCATTGTGGCAGCAGTCGGCATAGAATCGGTTAAAGATGAAGCCATCCTTCTGGTCGGCATCATCTACCATATCCTTGATAAACTGTGCTAACTGCTCCTCATCCTTGATGGAAGACTTATAGAAGTCTGCCCTAGCCATGTTCGCCACATACACATGGTCGTAGCCTATCTTATTCTTCACCTCAATTCCCTGACCAAGCAGCAAGGCATCCACCTTCTCCTTATCCCAAAACGAGATACTTACATCACGCTTGGAGGAAGGGTCATACTTATACATCAGGCTCACCGCCCACTCGCACATCTTCTTGCTGAAATGATAGCCATTGTATCTGAGATAAGAAACCATTCCATCAGGTTTGAGGTCATACATATCCAATGGCATTCTGCATTTACTCATATTGCTGAATATTAAAGGGAGTCTGGTTCCGACATAAATGTCGGTGCCAAAACTCCCAAGTTAAACACTAGCGACCGCCACCATTGTAGCCGCCACCACCTCTTTCACCATAGCGGTTCGGGTAGTTCCAATCATCATTGACGTTGTTGAATCTACGTCTGTTCTCACGCTCTTCACGTTCCTCACGCTCTCTTCTCCAATCGTCACGATAATCAAGCATACGCTCACCCATACGCTCCTGCTTCATCTTTTTCAGACAAGACATAGCCTTGCTGCCAAAACCAAGCATAGACTCGATGTTGTCATACAAATCATCGAACTTATCTTCTGTAATCTCTATCATTACCATAATCTTCTTACCTTTATTAGTTCTTACTGAGCTTCAAGGCATCAGACAGAAGAGATTTTATTTCGGATAGCGTACCCTTCACTCCGTTCATGTCAGATTTCAGGTTACTGATGTCCTGCTCTTGCTGCTTATCCTTGGCAATCTGAGGATTGAGTTTGGCTAGTATTTCATCACATGATTCCACTACTGCCTTATTGTAGTCAACACTCTCCAAGATACCCTTGGCTTGCCTGAGCATGGAATCAACCTCAGCACACATAGCATCACGGCTATCACTGACCACCACGCCATTAGTTCCTGAGTTGGCTATCTGAGCGGTGGATGGCAGTTTCTCGAAGTTGAGTTGCTGTTCTCCAACCTTCACCTTTACATCAACCGTTGTGTCGAAGTTCGGCACTTGATTCGGGATGTAAGTTGTCGGGAACTTCTGCTGAGGGTCACTTACCGATATAACCTGACCGATTCTGAGAGTCGGCTTTTCTCCTCCCTTGTCTAATATGTAAAAAAGGGAATTTTGTCTTAAACCTTGAAACATTTTCTTTCTCTTTTATAGGGGCAGACATTGCTATCTGCCCCATTGTTAATACTCTGTTAGCCGCCAGTTGGTTGCTGAAACCCAAGCAGTCGGATTGTTCCGCTCTTCTTGTTGATATAGGCTAGAGCTTCCGTAGTGCTTGAAAGACCCGCTCCAGTTACAGCAGAACCAGTATGGTCTACAACGGAAGACTTGGCTGTACCAGCCGTTGTTGTTCCACTTGTAGTTCCGCTAGTAGTGCTGATGGTTGTTGCACCATTGTGTGGCACTACAATCTTGACTGGAAGGTCTTCGCCAGCAGTAGGCACTCCCTGATGAATCTTTAGCAGTACGATACTCTCACAAGGTAAAGCCTTGTAGCAGCTAGGATTGATACCGAAGTCTACACTCTCGTTGGTTACTTGAAGTGCATTGGTCTTCAATTCATAGATACCGCCAATATCAACTCTCTTGATAGGATTCCGTCTCCTGACCATTGGGAATAATGGGCTGAAAGGATAGTTTAAAGGGAACATAGTTACCTCCTTTCCTTTAACAACCACAACCTACGGTTGATGCTGCATTGGCTGCTGCTACATCACCAGCGTATGCTCCCATAGCAGCTGCTTGGAACACCTCTGGATTGTAGGTCTTCAACTGAGGATATGGTACAGATACGGTATTAGGCAACTTGCACTTGATGCCAGCTACCTCTGCTTGCAAAGCTGCAAGGGCAGCATTCACTGGAGTGATAATCTGTGCTTGGTATGCCTGCAAAGCCTGAGTCTGATGCTCGTTGGAAATCTGTGCTACAAGAGCACTATTCTTCTCACGAAGTGCATCAAGTTTGTCCTGCATTGCCTGAGTCTGCATCTGGTCGAGTTTGCCCATCAAGGCAAGATGGTTAGACTGGTTGGTGTCACGCAACATCAATGCGTTGGCATTGGCATTGTCGTTAATGGCATGAGTCTGCTGGCAGATAGCCAACTTGCTCTCATAACCCTGAGTAGTGATGTTGTTGTTGGTCTGGCAGCAGCAGTTAGCAATCTGCTGAGCAATCTGCATATTACCCTGCTGCAAGGCATTGATGGTCTGCATACCGCTCATACCAACCTGATTACCTACACTCTGAACCTGAGAGGTCAAGGCAGAAATGGCACTCTGAATCTGACCTTCGGTGCAGTTCAACTGGGTAGCCAAATTGCTGAGAGCATTGCGGTTACCACCGATGGCATCCATCAGGAGACCACGACCATAGTCATTGTTAATCTCGTTTGCGAGACCACCACGACCATTATTGCCGAAACCTCCCCAGCCGTTACCTCCCCAACCCATGAGGAAGAAAAGGAAGATTACCCACATGAACCATCCACCTTCGCCACCGAAACCATTGTTACCTTTCATGGCAAGGAGGACATTAGGGTCAACACCCTGCTTCTGGAGCAGAGGCGCAAGAAGACCGAGCATCCCATTGTTAGATGTTGAGCCTTCGTTTCCGAATACATACGTTTTACTTTCCATATTATCCTGAATCTTTTGTTAAACATTAATTAATATAATACTACGTAACGTTACGAGCACAAAGATACAAATAATATGGATAGAGATTGATAAACTCGTAAAAGATTATATAAGTGTATGAATAGCAATGATTTATGGTTACGGATAAGGTCATAAATATACAGGAGGGGCGATTGTGTCTCTCCTATATATATAATGTGTAGCGATTGCTAAAGGTGGATGCCGTACTTTCGTGATAGCTTGTGGAAGAATGCCTTCTTGTTAGCAAAGTATCGGATGAGCGACTTATTCCACTTCTTTTCATGCCCGAACTGGTCATGGATTCCTTCGGGTATCTTGCCATCGTGAACATACTTTTCAAATGATGAGATAGACTTGCCCATTTCGTGAGCACACCATCCTTTGTTGGCTTGTGTATCATTCATCATGGCTGTAAGGAGTGCCACAAGTTCCATATCTCCTTCCGACAGACCGCAAGGGATAGGCTTGCCCTCTGCTTGGGCAACTGCCGATTCATGTGCCTTATCTGCGAGAGCACGAAGTCCAGCTTCGATGATGCTGTAATTTACTAATTGCGACATAAGCATATAGAATTAAAATGATTGTAATCAGGAACATATCACAATAGTACATCTGATTTGTGATAACAACAGAGTCGTACATGATATGTATCACGTTAACCCCTGCGATATAGAGTATAGGGATGCGCCACTCCACGCACAATCGGTGCAGTACCTGACCTTTCCAAAGAGAAATCGGGTAAAGAATGTAAGTGATGAAGTAGAAGAACCAGACAGGTTCCTCATTCTCTTCATACCACAGCGTTATCTCCATCTTGTTGTCATAGAACTGAGATACACCATACCATCGCATAAGCATGACCAAAATAGGCGCATACTTGAAATAAAGCAAGTCCGTCTTAATCTTGCTGCGTTCAGGGAGAAGTTTCGTTATCTCTCCAATTAACTTCTTGACTCGTAGGTCTTCGTCTTCTTCTTGTCTCATAAGCCATTGTTTTTTAAAGTTTATATGTTTGAGATTCTTTTGCAGATTTAGTCAAAAATTCTTAGACGTAGTAAATTTAATAAGATACTAGGGAATAGCTACATTTATACAAAACTTTAATAGTTAAACTTTATAAATACTTACAGATTGATAGATTTAGATGATTTTAATAGGCGATAAGTTTCAGATTAAAAGCAAATATCCCCCGAAAGCCTAGCACTTTCAGGGGATAGTCATATATGTATTACTTCTCTGTCTTCGCCTTCTGGTTAGCCACAACTACCTTGTTAGCCTTCTCCAGCACGGCAAGAATCTTCTTTCTCAGGTCACGAATCTGTTTCATGTCCTCAGCGTTGTAAGCATCCTTGCCATCATCCAAGAAACCTTTCTTCAACTCGGAAATCTCCTGCTTATCAATGGAAATCTCGTCAATGGCATCAATAGCAGCCTTGTTGGTGTTGTAGTAGCCATCGCTCTGACTAGGAGCCGTATCAACCAAGAGGTCATAGGAAGTCTTGAATCCGTTCAGTTTGGTGTAGAGTTGTTTCAGCTTCAAGTCCTCGAAATCATCCTTCGGAGTAGCATGAGCCTTGTATATATCCTCGGCATTCAACTTGTGAGGTCTGTACTCCTCCCCATTCTCCTCAGCACGTTCCTTCTTCTTGTCTTCCTCATACTTCTTTACATTCACATCATCCTGCTTGTACTGCTTATACTCCTCAGAGCCGTAGAACCGCTCCAGCATTGAGTAATCGCCATCTACCTTGGCTTGTTTCTTCAACTTGCTCAGGGTATTGGCTGCACGGTCGTGGTTCTCCTTCATACTCCAGAACTCATCACCTTGTTTCTTAGTAACCGGTCTATCATCAGGATTGCTGACGAACTTGCTGAATAATGGAATGTCTGCCACCTTGATTTCCTTCGGGTCGTTGAGTGACTTGGTAAGAACACCGAGCACCTGACTGCCAATGGTGTAAGCACCACCGAGATAAGATGATAACACATGGTCAACCACAGCAGGGTTATTCAGATTGTATCTTGGGTCACCGAAAGCATCAATACTATTCTGCTGCACATCAGGATAGTCGTTTCCGATTGAGTTAACCATCTTAGATGCACGAACCAACCAATCTGGAGTGCCCACGTATGCCTTGGTAAAGTTAGGGTCATACTTGTTGTACTCTGTGTCCTTGAATAATGGCTTGCCAGTAAAGTCAACATTGAAAGCCAACTCGAAGATAGGACGGATTGGGTTCGGCATCAGGCTGACCGCAATATTGCCATCATATCCAGTAGGGTCGAGCGGAAGCATATCAACCACCTGACCAAGCAAGTCTTCTGCATACTGACTCCAACTCTCCTCAGCCAACTCTCCACCCATCATCTTGGATGCAATCATATCACCGATTCCGTAGAAAGCACGGAACTCCTGAGCAAGCGGTATCTTCACATACTCATGTGTGTAAGGAACCCACATAATCAGGTTGTTTCGTCTATCCCACTTGGTGAACTGCCAGTACTTATCCTTATCATCATCACCGCCAAACAGACTCATCAGGGCAGCGTTAACGATAGGAACCAGCAGACCACTCACCAACCATGATGCAGTAACAGCCGTAAACTTGAAAGGATGATGCTTGGCAAGCGCACCCAATGTCTGCAAACTCTGTACTGCTGGATTGATGAAGAGATAAAGGTTTCTAATCATCTGCCAGCCATATTCTCCAGTACCCTTGCGGTTGAAGTTCAAGGTTACGTCCTTGGCATCATTCACAGCCTCATCAATAGAACGACCATACTGAATAGAGGTCATGTAAACCGCAAATCGGTTACTATCCTCGATTGCTCTGTTCAGGAACTCGATACTATCCATAATGGTATGCCCTACCTTAACTGGGTTCGCCTTCCATCTATCCAAATCCTTCAAGTCATTCTTGAATTTCTTCTTCAAGTCTTCCACATCAAGCGAAGAGACAAAGCCAGTCTCGCCACCATTCATCATGAAGTCATAGAACATCTGTTCCTTTGGTGTAGCGTTTCCGTTGATTACCTTCTCTCTCAACTTGCCGTTCTGATAGTCTCTCAGCATGAATCCGAGATTCCAAGAGGTAGCCAGATTCTTTCTGAGCAGATAGTTGTATTTTCCATCCTCACGAATAGCGGTAGATGCCAACGTCATGGTCAGGTCTCGGAAGTAGTTGGAAGGGATGAAGAGAGGTGAAAGACTGGTATAGGCAGCAGCCATCTTTCTGCCCAACCAAGCAGCAGCCTTATCCAGTTTGCCGCTCTGAATCTCTCTCAATCGGTGTGCTCTGGTATTGTTCATCGCCTGAGCCAACTGAGGGTCACCATTCACATAGATAACGTACTCCTCACCATCCTTCATCACTCTTACCTCATGCTCTCTTTCCTCGCTGTGAGTCTGAGGATAGGCTATGTTCAGTCCGTCTCTCTTCTGAGTAGCATCACCAGCCTGAGCCATCTGCTCCATCTTCTTCTCGAAAGCATCAATGGCAGTCTTCACCTGATTGCTATCCATCTGAGAAGTAATCTGAGGTGTAGCAGGAATCCACTCTTCGTTGCCGTTGGCATCCGTACTCTTCACGTACCAAGCCTTGCTCAGGGTGAGAAGAGAGGTAGGATGATTCTGAGCCAAGAGCATCAGGTGTTGTTTCACCCAGTTCTTGTTGTTCAGCAGGATTCCACTCTCTGCCATATTCTCGATGTATGCGATAGGGTCATCAGCGATAGAGGTTCGTCCGTGTGCAGTCTTCAAAGTCTGGTTGAATGCGCCATTGCCGCCACCAACATAGTCCCATACTTGGTCGGCAGTAGTGCCATCCCAGCCACGGAGAGGAATATAATGACTATACATATCACGCACATACTGATAAGCATCTTTGCTCATCATGCCAGCCTTATATCCATCACGGAGAATCTTCTTGGTAGCCGAATTCGTAGCATTCCAGAGGTCTTGCACCTCAGCTACATGACTACTCTCAATATCCCTTACCAGTTTGTGGGCAGCTTCCTCAAAGTCTGAGCCACCGAATAGAGCCGACAAGCCTGAGTAATCGTAGGCGATACCATTCTCATCATAACGATAGTCCATATAGGAAGGAGAATATTTCGTTCTAAGAGCGTTATCTCTCTGTCTCCAAGTATTGAAATCCACTCTTCCAAACTCCAAATCGCTATCATTGATAATACGGTTCATATCGCCCTTGTAAGCCTTGTATGCAGCACTTCTCTGAGCCACATCTTCATAGTCAGCTTCAAGAGACTTCTTGAAAGCCATCTGAGCATCACGCTCCAAGCCATGCTTAGCCATCATGTAGATACGGACATTATCATAGCTATCACCCAGTATCTTCTTCATCTGATGATAAGCCTTTCTCAATGGCTGCAAGAACTCATTATTGTACTCCTCAAACTCATTCTTGCCCTTGCCGTGACTTCTGTTCTCGGCAGTATAGGCATCCTCAGCCATGTTCAGGCGGTCAACACCCACTTCCTTCATGATTGCTTCCTGAGCCTTACGGATAGCCAGCATACTATCTTGGAAGGCGATACGTTTCAGCACAGAGCCACGCTGCAACTCTCGGTTGAACTCTCCAAGTGCAGTATCATCACTCAGAAGATGCTGCTCGTAGGTTGGAGCAGTCTTCCAAAGAGCCATCTGTTTGCGGTACTCGTCCACTCTCCTCAGGAAGTCAACAGCACTCTCACCAGCGTTACGTTGTGGGATGGTTGGTCGCTGGGCATCCTTTGGCAAATTGTTGTCCTTCTTCCACTGGTTCAAGTCATGCTCAAACTGGTCATAGCGCAAGGAGAATCGGGTATTCCCCACGATATTGGCATTGTTCTCATCGAATATCACGTAGTTGTAATCATCTTCCTTTGCACCTCCAAAGATGGTTCCAGCAGGGTACTTGATTCCAACAAAGCCAGCATCACTTAACAACTTACTAGCTGACTCTTTAGAACCAAGCATAGAGGAAAGTTCGTCATACAAGTCTTGACCTCTTACCTTACCATCAACACGACTTGGATAAATGGTCTCAATAGGTTCCTTGCCAATTCTAACCAACTCCTTATTTACCTTATTCAAATGGGATTTTTTCAATTTATTCTCCCAGTCAAGATAATCTCCATTATCATCAGGAATATCAACATCATAAAGATAAGCAATATTATCAGGAACAGCTATTTCCTCATTCTTCTTTGCAAGAATATTGCTAAGTTCCTTTAAATCATCATCATCAGGGAACATTTCTAGAGCAGAAGAAAGGTCTTTTCTCATAGCATCCAATCCCTTGTTTACATCTTTATGTTTATATATATATTGTCTTACCATATCTTTGTTATTGGCAGACATATCTGTCACAAATTCAAAACCGCCATTATCTTTCCTTATCTTTGCACGTCTTGTGTAGTCCTCAGCAATATCCTTAGAGTTGGTAACATAACCACCCCAGCCAAATGCTTGTGAACCTTCGCCTTCACCCATGTGGCTGAAATCGAACTTGTCAAAGCTAGCACCAGTACCATGATAGGTACGGATGCTAAACTTAGGGTCAGAGCCAGTAAGCAGAGGAGCAATCACATGTTCCGTCAACTGGGTAGGGATTCCGTTGCCGATGATGGTATGGCTCAGGTTCTCAGAGAATGGCATCTTGTAATCATCGCTCACTCCTGATACTCTTGCGAGCACTCTGCCCATGGCACGATATACCTTGCCGTCAGGCATCACAATCACATCACCGCTCTTTGTTCTGAGTGTTGGCAGCAGTTCATCAGCAAAGGCATGAGGAATTTTTCCGTCAGCATAGGCACTACCCATCACATATAATGGCTTGTCAATGTTCCGCCAGTCAATGCCATCAGCCTTCAAGCGAATATCCATCCAAGGAGCCACACCATTCTTCTTCTCGGTCAGGGTCGGGATAATATCAGCCACAGCTTCATACCATCCGCTCTTGTGCGCCATCTTCTTTGGCTTTTCAGGAAGTTTTCCATCACGAACCGCACGGACAATCAATCTCTCTCGGTTGGTGTAACCACCATAGTCAGCAGCGTTATACACATCTGCATCCCAAGTATAGCCGTTGGCATCCAGCGCATCCGTGATAGTCTTCATCGCATCAGAATCCTTATAGCCCTTCACATTCTCAATGGTCACTACCTTTGGCTTTACCGCATTGATGAACTCAGCAGTACTAGCAGCAGTCTCCTTGTCAAGTTCCACCTCAGCATGGTTACTCTTCGCCTGAGAGTAGTTCTTGCAGACTGGGCTGGCATGGAAGTACTCTACCTCGCCATCAATCTGCTTTACCAACTCCTTAGGGTCAACATCACGAACATCAGCAGTAACGATGTGCTGCCCGAAGTTATTGCGATATACACCGCTTATCTTCTCGTCATACTCAACAGCAATAACTGGGTCAATGATACCCTTCAAGCCTTCCTCAACAAGACCGCCACCGCTAAAGTAGGTTCCAGCCTTAATGAGAGTGCCATCAAGGTTCTTCAAAGAAAACTTAGGGTCACGCTCTATAGCTTCTGCAATATGTATAGCCTTTTTGTTGGCTTGTTTCCATCCCTCAGGTTTCTCCATCATTGCTTTCAGAGAGAATCGGATATTGTCGCTACTATTGATAGCTTCATTGAAGGCACGACTGCGGTCACCTTCCTTATTCGGGTCGTAGTCATACATTGGTAAACCAGCATTCTCTATACCCTTGCGTACATCTTCGCCCAAGTTATCAGGAACCACGGCAGCAGCAAACTCGTTTAGACGGAGAGGTCTGTTGTACTTAGTCTCAAAGTACGCACTCTTCAACTCTGTCTGTACTGCATTCTTCAAGGCATCCAGTTTCTTCATAAAGGTAGGAGTAAGGGTAATGCCATATTCTTTCTTGGCATACTTCTTAGGGTCAGACTGCAATACAATATCGTGAAGTCTCTGCTCTCCATAGAACACATCATTATACAAGAACTTGGCAAGGTCATAATATACGTCCGACCATTTCTCATAAAATTCTTCCTTATCCTCATTTGAAGACAACTTATCCTTGTTGGCACGCATTTCGTCAGTAGAATCAACACGGTCAGCTAACTTGGCGATGAAGCTGCCAAACGAGGTATATTCACTTCCATTGGTCTGCCCATCTGCTTCTTCCCTCATAGCCTTTGATACATTTTCAAGAGTCTCAGGCACATACTTTCGGGAACCATCCTTAGTATAGCCACGGAAGATACGGTTCTTTGTTCCGAACTCATCCAGTTTGTTCTCCTGCCATTTGATGTAATCATCATAGAGACCATTCTTGTTGACGTAATTACTAGCCTTCACCTTAGACAGATAGAAGTCATACTTCTTGGTATCGTTATGCTCCTTCACAATATCCTCAACAACCTTCTTAACATCGTCAGCCTTTGGCTTGCCATCCTTATCAAGCAAGGTTGGTGCATAGTCACGCTCAAAGATTTCCTTAGTCTGTTTCCTTACTTGTGGATTGATAGGACTAGCCTTAACACCAGTCTCCTTATACATCTTTCTTCTCACCTCCAAAGAAACCTTTTCCCATGTAGGGTGAATGATGGTATGCTTAGCCAGACTTGTAACCTTTTCGTTCAGTTCAGGGTCAGTCTGCATACTGCTCAGAATATCCTCGGCAGTAGGATGGTCTCTGATAATCTCTTTCCAGCGATAATCAATTCTAGAATCATACTCCTTAATATCAATACCCTTTTCCTTCAAGTACATCAACTCCCAAGCAGGAGCATTATTGTTACTCAGAGCATCCTCTGCCTGTCTCTTAATCTCAGCCTTAGCTTCACTTGGGTATTCAAGGCTGTCAACCCAGTCTCTAAACTTCTGACTACCCTTCTCGCTCATTTCTCGCTCTACAGATGGATAACGCTGAGTGTAGGCATCAGTTATCCAAGTACCACCAGTCTTGCCAGTACGCTTATCCAAAAGGGCAGAAGGAGCGATGAAGGAAATCTCTCCAAAGTTATCGTGACCACTCTTGCTTGTGTCAATAACAGCCAAAGAAGGATTGGCAAAGCCACCCAGTTTTAAAGCCTTTCTCAGTTTCTCCTCAGTAATGTTATGTACTCCTGCAAGAGTCTTCTCATCCTTCAATGAGAAACGAGGTTCTGCCACCGCCTTAATCTGTCTATCCAAGTCTTTGTACTTATTAAACAGACTATCCAACTCGTCTTGATACTTCTCGAAAGATTTACTTCTCAAATCATCCCAATCATCATCAGGAATCTCATATTCCTCAGTCATTTTGTGCTTATCCATATACTCCTTCATCAGTTGCTTGTTGTATTCAGCACGCTCTTTGCTCTTCGAGTTGTATGAATCCTCAGTTTCCTTCAATTTCTTCTTCAAGCCAGCAACCTTCTCGCTGTTAGCCACACGTTGTTTGAAAGCCTTATATCTATCCTTATAAGTAATAGACGATTGTTCGTCCTGCTTGTATTCATGATACTCAGCACCACTTTCGTTGTCGGCATTTTTGTTTGCCACCACATCTGGAGCATTGAACTCGTTAGGAACATCACCCTTCACCTCATTCACTTGGTCAGCAAAAGGTCGGTCAAGGTCAAATAGTTTGTAGTTACCCCAAGCAGCCTTATACACATCATCCAATTCATTATGGACTGCCTTGTTATAGAATCGTCTCCATCGGTCAGCCAACACTTTCTTTTCGTAATACTCAGGAGAACTTGAAGGATTGTTCATATCCACCAGAGCATACTTAGAAGTCTTGTTTGGACGAAGCTTGGAAGCATATTCATAAGCATCCTCAGCCGCTTTTCTCTGCTGCTCATTCTTGATTGAGAACTTCAAAGAAGGATGATTCAGGAACTCATCGAAAGTTTTTGGCGCCTCAACATCAACTTTTTCGCCATTTTCCTTGGTAGTTTCAGAAGAATTGTCTATCTTTGCAGCAGATAAGTCATCCGTAAGGTTGGAAAGACCACCAACCTCTTCTGATTGTTCAGAAGGCAGTATGAGGACTTGGTCGCCCTCACGGATGGCTTGTTTCTTTATCAATCCCAAATTTTTATCATTCACAAAGTGCCAATGAACGATTTCCACATTGTCTTTATTAGGATTTACCTCTAATAATATTGTGCGGTTATTGCCCTTCTCGTCCTTCGTGTTGATAAGCACCCAATTATATGGTCTAGTTTTCTTTTGATTCTGACCATACAAATCAGGATTGTACAAAGCAGACTTAAAGATTACTTTACTCAATTCAGGAGTAACGTCCTTATGTCTCATATAATTACGCTCAAAGATATTCTTCTTGATAACAACTGGCTTGCCTTCTGTTCCGATAGCATCAGCAATTTTCTTTGGTAAACTAGGCAATTCTACATTTCTGGTAGGATGCAAGAAGTCTTCATCCGTCAATTCATCAACGGACTTAATCTTATCCAGCTTCAAAGTACCATCCTGATTCAGAGGATTCCCCTGATTATCCTTCAGCGAGAACTTGGTAGAACTCATGCCATCAATAAGGTTATCAACCATACCATAGCTATCAGCCACCGCCTTCTTCAAAGCAGCAGGAATCTCGGCAGGAACATCTTCCTTTCTTCTCATTCGTCTAACTACATAGTCAATAGCTTGGGCAGCACTAGAAGTGAAGATGCCAGTCTTGTAGTTGTATGAACGTGCATGGTTTAAGCCGTAGCCTACATCATGAGTCTCATGTGGGAGATTCTGCAATTCGGTCAGCACCTCTACCGCCTTGGTTTTGTCGGCAACATTCTTCAAGTTATCAATGGCAGCACTAAGAATCTGGTCAACCTCTTCTTCAAGCAATCCCTGCTTGGTAGCAGAAGACTTCACCTCATTATCCGAGATATTAGGATAGACCTCTGTTGGATGAGCCACACGACCATCAGGCAAAGTGATATAGTATCTTAGTGGACGATTTGTAATATCGCTCACTACATAGCTATCAGCAGTTGGTTCATACACTCTCTTCTCCTTGCCGCCAGCAGTCTCTTCGATGTGATAAGGAACGCCATTCACCTTATAGGCATCCTTCAATGTAGAAAGGACTTCCTTCTTCTCTTCATCGCTGAGTTTCTTGCCAGCTTCAAAGCGAACTGGTTTTGACTTTAACGAAAACTTAGTGTTACCAACTATCTTTGCATCATCCTCATTAAATATCACATAGTTCAAGTCACCTTTTTTCGCTCCACCCCATATCGTACCAGCATAATACTTGATACCTGTAAAGCCGAGTGAAGATAGGAAGTTGCTAGATGCCACAAAACTGTCACGTTCCTCAAACTTTGTTCCATTCAACGCATAATACAACAGACCATTGTAAACATCGCCAAAGTTTTTGTCAAGTGAGTAACCATTGCGTACCAACCTATCAACATCAACACCTAGTTTCTCCAAACCTTCACGAACAATCTTCTTTTGCTCCTTCTTCATTGGTTTGTTCCAATCAAGGTAATTGTTGCCAGTATCATCAGGTATCTCTACCTCGTATCTGTTAGCCTTGGCACGTTTCAAAGAAGGAATATCTTCCTCTGTCAAGCCCTCAAACAAAGACTTCAACTTATCGAAATCAGCCAACTCCTTCTGTGCTGCATTTTGTTTCCACTCTGGCTTAGTCTCGTCATTGACGATATTCTCATCCTCCTTGATAAGTTCATCCATTCTGTTAAAAGTTTCCCTCTTTGCCTTAGCGAAAGAACTTCTCACAGCATTATCAATGAATCGACCGAACCAATTATCACCATTCTTGATAGCCTTGAAAGCCTTTGGAGTCTTTATCTTCTTTACTTTAGCTTTCAGAGCATAGGATGCACCGATTTTAGCCGATTTAGTCACGTAAATACCATGACCGAAAGTTTCTGAGCCAGCACCTTCATAGGCATGTGAAGTATCAAAGCGGTCAAAGTTCGCTCCTGTTCCGTGATAAGTCTTCAACGAGAACTTGGTGTGCTCTGTGATTCTCATATCCTCAGGCTTAAAGATAACATAGTTGGTATCACCTTCCTCAGCACCACCCATGATGGTTCCAGCAGGATACTTGATGCCAGTATATCCGAGAGCAGAAAGAATCTTGCTTGCATCCTTTTCGCTCACGAAAGAACTGATATTGGTATATAACTTCTGCCCAGTCTGAGCTTCATTGATAAGTTTCTTTATATCAAACTCCAAACCTTTTAAGTATGCAGGAGTAGCCTTGAATCTAGCCACCTTCTCCTTTGCTCCAGTCTTATCCAATATCAACTCTGCCAACTTCTCTTTATCAAGAGTAGAAGGAACATCGCCTTCCCATTCCAGATAGTTGCTGCCATTATCCTCAGGTATATCAACCTCATAGAGATTACGTTTGCCATCATTAACAGACTTCCAATCAGATGGTTTTGTACTTTCAAACCATTCCAACATCTGTTTCTTCCGAGCATTACCCTTGTCGGAATTATAGCCATTCTGCAAGAACTCCTTAACATCATCATAATCTCTCTGACCACCATTAAACAAACCAGCAACTACATCAGTATATTCATGAGCGTTATTACCAACATATTCAACATCTTGATGAGGAGCGTTAGCATCTACAAGATTCGCATAACTTTTGCCAATCTTTTTGGATGAAGTAACATAGCCACCCCAACCGAACACTTGGGAGCCAGCACCCTCGCCCATGTGGTCGAAGTCAAACTCTGTGAAGTCAGCACCGCTGCCATGATATACCTTCAACGAGAACTTAGGAGCATCAGCTATTTCCTGATTGATGCTGTTCACAACATCATCAGTAACAATATCACCCTCCTGAATCTGCTGAGGTTCACGACCAGCATTCTTCACAAGTTCTGCTTGCTCTGCTCTAGTCAAGATACGGTTCACCTTCATCGCACCTGTAATCACCCAAGGGTCAGTCTCAGGGTTCGGGTTGGTACGATACATATAATAGCCATCAGTAGGCAGATGTTTCAAGCCAGCGAGCGAATGCTGATACTTACCCGATGGATTGATACCCTCTTGGCGAGCTTCCTCCTGATAATCAACATCAGCAGCATACTCCACCTCAGCGAAGACGAAGTTCTTAGGGAAGAGAGTCTTGTTGCCCTCAGCATCCTTGCGGTTGAACTGGATAGCGTAAGGCACTACACCAAGATGCCAGCCTGGTCTATAGGCTAGCTTACCGCTACCGCCTTGTGTTCCCTTTCCGCCCTGCTTAACCTGAGGTCTGCCAGTCTTGCTTTCTCCAGCAATAGGAGCCGCATCAGCATCGAGCCACACACCAACTGGAGTAGCAGCACCATCAGGGTTCGCTACCATTGGTGGATAGAGTTTTCCATCCTTCAACACGAACACCTTGTAGCCGACACCCTTCTTCTTAGGCTCAGGCTTTTGACGTAGAGAGAATGAAACATCTTCGCCAGTCTCAGAGTTTGTTACCTGACCATTGGCAGTCTTCACGTAGGCTTGTTCGATGGAACGGATGATGTTCTTGGTCACATCGCTATACTCAGTACCAAAGAATGCCAACTTAATCTTCTGCAATATCTCATGGATAGCAGCGAGCAGAGGATGAGACATCTTCATAGCGAGAGTGTGAGCCAAGTTGAGGTCACGAATCATTTCGCCTACCGAATCAGCAACAACCTCCTCAGCATAGTAATCTCTAGCACGTCCAGAGAATCCAGCATCAGAATATCTCTTCATGGTCTCATCTACCGCCTTGTCGAAGGCATCAGAGCCATAGGTATCAAGCACAAGCTGAGTCAACTCATTGTATACAGCAGGGTTCAGGTTCTTGATTTGATGAGTCATTTCGTGACCGAAGATAAACTGAGCACCTTCCGTGATAGAAGAGTCAAGAGTGATGAAGATGGTACGATGAACGTTGCCATCGGCATCCGTAGTTTCCTGAATCCAGCCATTACCCAACTTGTCTGAGTACTGCCATTGAATGTTAGCACCCATCATCTTAGCCAGTCTCTCGAAAGCCTTGCGAGTCTTCTCGCCCACGATATTGTCAACGACCTTCATATCATCCACCTTATTCTTCTCTACGTCAGCAGCACGCTCGGCAGTTGTCTGCTGCTTGCCATTCTCCTTGGCAGAGAAAGGAAGGTCAGATTCATCACGCTCTGCGCCTAAAGGATTCTCATCAGTAGCATCCTCGGGAACATTTATATTATCATTTATATTGTCATTTATCTTCTCATTATCCGTTTCATTAGACAAATCATTAGATTTATTATCCGATTCATTATCCAACTTCGCCTCTGACTTCGCCTTCAACTCAGCCTTTTCATCCGACTTCGCCTTCAACTCGGCCTCTTGCTCAGCCTTTTGCTGCTCAGCATAGGCTGCATTCTCCTGAGCACGTTTCTGCTCTTCAAGTATGTTCTCTGCCTGAGCAATGCGAATATTTTCAACAAAATTCCTTGCTTCCGATGCCTTGAAACCGCTATTGAGTACACCGATAAGAGCATTACGAATATCCTGAGTATCTAGGGATTCAAGGTTGGATGGACGATTCTCCCACAAGCTATGAACGAGCGAATCAATTGTGGTTCCCTTGCCATCAGCAGCGAGCAACTGAGTCTTGGCAAAGTCTTCTCTGCCCAATCCAGTCTCTTGCTTAACACCCTTACTTGTCTCTGTTCCCTCATAGTTGAGAGAGTGAGCACCGAGGTTGCTAGCCACATACTCCTCAGCAGTAAGCGGAGTTGTATCAGTCACGTCAATACCAGTAGAGTCATACAGACGATGCAGGAGTGAGCCAATGGTATCTCTGTAGAGTTGTGATACAGCCTCAGCATCATCCTTCACAGCACTCTTCAAGCGAGCAAACTTTCTTCTTGCCTTGTCTATGAGATTCTTTCTACCCTCAGCAGTATCTTCTACCTTAGCCAGTTGTCGCTCGTTGTAGGCATCACGGATAGCAATAGCAGAGTCATAAGCCGCCTGAGCATCAGCAATCGCTTTCTCCTTGGCATCCTTAGCAGCCTTCTGCTCAACGAAAGTCTTACCCTTCACAGCCATATTGTTCGCCTTGTCGAGTGCCTTCTTTGCCTCAGATACCCAATTACTGATTACGCTATCAGCATCTTCACCGAACTGAGTATCATATAACTCAGCAGTCTGCTCAGCAGTCAGCTTCGAGAAGTCAGGGTTGCCATCCTCCAGCATAGGCACGATGGTTCCATCTTCAAGAGTCATAGCAGGAGTCTGCTCAGGAGCAGGAGTATTCTCCTCAGCATTTGATTCCGATTGATTATTCTCCTCATTAACGATATTGGCATTCTCATCCAAAGGTGGAAGCTCACGATGGTTGTTGATGTAATCAAATGATGCAGACCACTTTTTACCATCCTTATCTTCAAGGATGATACTGCCCTGCTCATCAATACCAACAACTTTTGATAGAGTGTTTTCCTTTGGTCTTCCGAATCCATCGCCACTCATCCATATCTCGCTACCTTTAGGCAAACCAAGATTTGCAAGCTGAGAATCCTCATCAGATTCTTGTCCACTATTATCCTCTATCATTGAGGATTCAGGCATAGCTTGTTTGTATTCATCGAGCGACATAGAAGAGATTGTAGCCACATCTTCTTTGTTCACAGCATGAGGAACGAAAGTACCATCACTCTTCAACTCAACTACCTTAGCCTTGGCACCAGCATCACGAATGAGGAACAATCTAGAGTCAGGGTATTTGGTATTACCATCCTTGTCGAGCACATCAACGAGCACCACGTTACCATTATCATTGAGAATCTGATTGAAGTCAAATGAAGGTTGAGTCTCTTCTGTCTCCTGAGCCTGCTGGTCAGCACGTTCTTTCTCCATCTGTTCACGCTCAGCCTTGGCAGCTTCCAGTCTCTTCTGGTCTTCCAAGTCTTTCATCTGCTGCAAGTCTGCAAGCGAATAAGGATTCTCCACCACGTTACCATCTATAGAGATAGCAGCAGTACCATCACCATAGTCAGCTAACACCTCATAGGTATGTTCAGTACCATCAGTATCAGTCACATTAAACTGGGAGCCAACTTCAACGGTTCCATCAATGATACCAGCCACTTCCTTGATAGCATTCTCTTTTGCATCAGCTACCGCCTGAGCCTTCACTTCATCAGCAGGGAGTTCTTCACCCAGTTCAGCGAACATCAACGCATCAGCATGTTCTACACTATTCGTTGTCGGGTCATAGTATAGAATCATATCATCGCTATTGCTTACATCAATGGAGCCATCATCATGAGTAGCAACGTTACCACTAATAATGTACACACCATAGTCTTCCAAGCCGCCTGATGCTTTGATAGTAGCGTTACGGACAGAACCACGACTCTGGTCTGTGTACATATCCACTCTCTGTTCTGCCTGATGTGCAGCGAGGTCAACCTTATCTTGTGCATCATCAACCACGCCTTGGTATCGGGCAGAAGACAACTGGTAGTCATAGATAGATTGGTCAAGTTTATCATCCTGCCCAGTCAGGGATTCCAGTTCCTCATCACTCATGGCAGATAGCTGCTGTTCAGAGATACCCAATGCTGCTGCAAGAGTCTTCATCTGGTCTTCCTGCTGAATCTGAATATCATGCTTGTCTGCATCAGCAGCATCATGCCCCTCAGAATAAGCGTTGTCAATATCTGCCTGATGCTGCTCCTCAGGAGTTGTTGGCTCGTTAGTAATCTCTCTTGCATTCATTTCAGCAGTCTTGGCAATATTGTAGCCACGCATCTTCATCAGGTTCACACCATAATTGACAGCAGCATTAATCTGCTCCTTGGTCATGGTATCTCTCTGTCTGAGAATATCAGCCAGCACACCACCCATCTGCTCGTTGGTTGCGTTGTCTATCTTATCCTTGATGTCTGCCCAGTTATCGCCCATAAGGTTCTGTGCATCACTATCAGCCACGTTCACCTTGTTGCGGAATCGGTAGTACTGAGCACGATTGTAGATACCCTTTACTGGTCTGGAGCCAGCACCCATCGCATACATAGAACCAACAGAGATAGCCATGCCACCGATGATATCAAGTTGCTGTTTAGTATCAAGAAGGTCAGAGAACTTATTGTCTCCATCCAATAGAGCATGAAGAGGAATACCAATTTCCTCCTCCATCACTTCTTCGCCAAAACCATTGATACCAAACTTCTCCATCCACTTCCTTGAATTGGTGTACCAGCCACTCTTGCCGATATTCTTGAAGAACTCAGCAGAAGCATTCATACCATGTTTCTCCATGAAGTTGACAGCACCCTTCTTGATACCATAGTTGTGACCAAACAACTTCTCTGTATAGTTCTCCACCATGGCAGAGGTCAGACCCTTATAGAGTGCAGTACCCATAGACTCGCCACCCTCATGCAGGAGATTTCCGTTCTCATCGAAAGTGCCAAACTTATAATCACCTTTCTCATCCTGATACAGATTACCAAGATGTCGCTGCATGATGTCAGCACCAGTCTTCAACGCTTGCTCAGTTCCAGCCATCGCATACGAGCCGATAACATCGCCAGCCACGATACCAGTATTCTTCAAGATGGCAGCACTCACCTTGCCCATGCCACGTTTAGCAGCAAACTTCAAGGCTCCACGACTGATGCCCTTGGTAATACCACCATAGCCGCCAGTCAGGAAGAAGTCAGCCATAAATGGGAGACTCTGCCCTGCAATCTTCGTCCAGCGATAGACGTTACCCATCTTCTCGTCTTCGAGAGCCGCAGCAGCATCCGCACCCAGTTTACTTTTCAAGAGCATCTTATCAGAACCAGAGAGAGGAATCTTGTTATCCATCTTGGTCTTGATACGCTCCATCTGCCCCATGGTAGCGAAGTCAGTCAGACCAAAATCCCATGTCTTGGCAGTAAAGGCTGTATTGTCAAGAGCCTTCAAGGCATCCTCACCCCAGCTACTTGTAGGATATTGTTTCACCGCTTCAAGCGCACCAATCTGCTCAGTAACCAGAGAAAGAGAGGTTGCCAACTTATTTCTATAGTCACTCTGCTCAGCAGTTCTTCCGTTACTTGCACCGATACTAGCACCATAAGAGAGCAAAGGATTTCCGTGTTGGCGATTATCCTCAGCGATAAGAGCCTCAATCTCCTTCTTTCGGGCATAGGCATCAGCCAGTTTCTTGTCAAACTGCTTTTGAGCACCCTCCTCAGTAAGGTAGGTTCCATTCTTGCCGATGTTCTCCTGCAAGTCATAGTTACCATTCTTGTCACGAACATCAAAAGCAGATGGAATCTCTCCAGTATCTACCGCTTCCTGATAGGCATTGTTTTGCTGGTCAAGAATAGCTTGTTTCTGCTCAGCATCATTCTGAGAATAAACATTCTCATTGTCCGAGGTAACGTATGCCCCAGCCTTGCCAGTCTCAGGATTGTAAGCGAAATCATCCTTCACCACATTGTTTGCATCACCACCATAAGGAGTCTGATGTGTACCCAAGTTCACACGACCGAAATCCTTCTGCTGTTTCTGCTTGCGTTGTTTCAGTCTGTTGTATCTGCCAGCATTGTTCATTGTCTGCTGAGCACTAGCCGAGATAGCTGCTGCCCCAGCAGAGAAACGAGCACGGTCAGCAGCACTCATAGGAACACTACCGCCTTTTGCTCTTGATGAAGTCCTGCTTCGAGGTTCAAAGAGTGCAGAGTAAAAACGCTCATAAGTTGATGGAACATCAAAGTTCTGAGCCTTCAAGTTCTCATAGATAGCGTGTCTGTTATCCGCACCGCCCTTTCCGTCTCTTGTCAGAGCACTCTCAAACTTATTGTAATCATCAGGCACATCATAGTTCTGTGCTTTCAGATTCTTGTATAAAGTGTATAATGGTCTTTCTGCCATGATATATATATTTGTTTGTTACCAAATTCTTGTTACCAATTCTGTTACCATTTTACGCCAGTCTTCTTCTTGCCACCAGCCGAAGAACCGCCAGCCTTATGTGTTGTATGCTTGCCGCTACCAGACGGTTTACCACCTCCAGCAGAACTACTTCTTCCTTTCAATCTATCCATGATGTATCTCACGTTAGTCTGAGTAACATTCTTGATTCTCAACTTTCTTTTAAGTTCATTTATCCTCTTCTGCCCCTCAGGAGTGTCCATCAGGTCGTAGTACTCATACCAATAACCAGCAGTAGTTTGGTTACCGCCAGAAGATTTCTGAGCCTTATTAGAAATTCGTCCTTCTCGCAGTCTAGCAAGTGCATCCTGAGCAGCCCAATGGCTTATCTGACCATCAGCAAGCATCTTCTTAATCTTCAACTGATTATCCTTATACTCAGCATCATTGGTATATTTCAACTCACTAAGGTCAAGTCTTCTGTTTCCTTGGTCAATTCTCTGCTGCCCTTGGTCATTCTTCACCTTGTTGATGTCGTTCTGCATATCGTGATACCTCATCTGCTCAGCAAGAGTCAGGTTATTCTTCCGAGCTTCCTCATCAAGAGCAAGTGCCCTCTGATACCCAGCCAGCCATGATGCCCGATTCTTCTCTCTCTGAGCATCCATATATGCCTTGCGTTTATTCACCGCCTTAGTCATATCCGACTCAGGATTGTGTGCCACCTTTGCACCATTGGTAGCGAAGTAGATATTGGATAGCGCACGGAGACCATCACCCAGAGCAGCAATACGAGCCTTGGTACGCTCCTTCTTCTCTCTGTTCGCCCTCTGCTCAGCAGTCTCATTCAGTTCAGGATTCAGTATCTTATACATGTCAGCATAAGACAACTGCTTAGGCTGAGGTTTCGCCTCCTCCTTCTTCACTATGGGTACGGAAGGTTTATCCTCCTCATCATTAGGAGCACTCTGATTCACATCTACACCATTGGCGATGGCTTGCTGAGTAGCAATAGTCTTAGCCCTAGCCGCCTTCATAGCATCATCGGTAGGAGTAGCAGCATTCATCTGGTCAACCTTCTTGCCAGCCGCATCAAGTTGCTGCTGGGTGAAGACAGGAGCCTGAGTCTGTGCCACCTTGTTGGCAGCATCCACCCCACTCTGCTGCTTGTTGAGCACACTCTGTGTAGTCTTCAAGCCATTGTTGTTTCGTAACATATCTGATGCTTTCATAGGCTATGCTTTAATCTTCTTTGGCGCATTGTCACCAATCATATTGTTCAAATCATTCGATACTTGCTGCTGTGTAGGAGCCGCACCCACCTTAGCATCCAACTTAGCCATATCTGCATCGGTAGGCTGTGCCACGTCAGGACGAGCCACCTTACTCTTACCAGCACCACTATCAATAGTTGCAGCGATGTTGGCAGCAGTACCAGCCACGCCAGCCACCGCATTGGCGGTATCAGCAGCCTTCTCAGCTTCCATACCCATCTGTTGGTTCTGCAACTGGTTCTTTCTGTTCATATACTGCTGCTCGATGTTATCCTTGCGAGACTCATTTGCAGCTACAATCTGTGAGGTAGTATCAGCAAGAGTCTTATTGTTGGCCTCCTTCACCGCAGTAGTGGAATCTTCCGTACCACCCATCACCGACTGCCTTCCCTTTGCAGCCTTGTTTCTGTTCTTAATCTGCTCCTGCATCTGAGTGAGCAATCGTACGGTATCAGCACGCTTGGTAGGGTCTTCGTTATACTTCCGGTCATACCATGCCTGATTTTCTTTCTGTTGCTGGGCAATCATCTCCTCCTGCTTACGTCTCGCCTTGCGGTTAGCTATACCGCCAGCGATGCTGCTTGCAAGCCCAAGCCCAGCACCTATTAATGCACCTATCATATATATGAAATTTAAATTATTAATAATGGTACAAAGATACTGATACCATCCGAGAATCTTATTTTATCCGTTTATTTAGGTGGTAAGTTAACGGATAAAGTTTCCGTTTGCCAACAAATTACTATCTTTGCACCAAAATAGTTAAGACAATGGCAGCAGATAGAAACACAAAAGGTCAGTTCGAGAAAGGTCGGGCAAAGACTGGAGGAAAACAGAAAGGTTACGAGTCTCCTATCACAAAGGAGTTTCGTGAGCTGTGTGCCGACTTTTCTAGAGAGGCTTGGGAAGATTTTATTGCAGCATGGTATAAGTGTGAGCCGAAGGATAAGGTAGCAACTTTCATCAAGATACTGGAGTTCAACTGCCATAAGCTACAGACCGTCACTCTTGACGATAAGCGTGAGGTTCACAATGCCCTCACCGAGAAGTTGAGACAGATGTCAGAAGAGGAAGGATAAAATAGATTACTTCATAAATTTGTAAATTAAAATTATTTTTTTCATAGGTTTTTGGTTTATAGGTTTTAAGATTGTTAGGATAATAAAATAGGGAATGCGTGAGCACTCCCTATTCTTTTATTCACTATCAGCGACCGCCTCTCGCCCTTCTATCCCCAGCCATATCCGTCTTGGAACCACGATTCACCGATGATGGCTTATACCTGATTCCTGAACGTGTATGGCTGGCATCCATGCCCTTGCGAGAAGCTGCCCCATACTTCTTGTCGTGAGCAGCGTTATGCCGAGCGAGTTCCCTACGCTTAGCCTTCTGAGCAGGAGAAGACCCGAAGAGAGTATCATAACGTTTTTTGCGCTCACGAGCCTTTGGGTGAGTTCTGTAGTATTCGGCAGAAGAACTAGTCATTGGCAATCTCCCAATCGTCTGCAAGAACATCACTAGATGATGTTGTCCAAGAATCTGCAACACCAGACTTCTGAACGAGAAGCAACTGGTTGTTATAGTTAATGCAAGGATTCTCACGTTTCATCAATATGTGCTTGACCGCCTGAGGAAGAGACTGCATATTAGGGATAACATCAGCACCAACATGAGAAGGAACTTGCTTAACTACAAACATACCCTTTCCATTCCAGCCCTTACGTCTAACCGCAAGACCTAATTTCAGAGCATCAACAGCCCCACCGATACCCATTCCAGTGCAAGCACATGACGTTCCTTCATCATTAGGACATAAACCCATATACTTCATACGTGCAGTCAAAGCAATAAAGTACTTCTCCATACCCAATGCTTGCTCTTTCATTAATTTAAACTGATAGTCACCAACTTTCTCACGGAAACCATCCATACACAAGGCTACATTAAGTTTGCCTAAACGTTCTTTTAACTCATTGTGCTCTTGGCAGATTCTTTCTTTAAAATCATCCATAAACAAAACAATTAAATTAATATCTATATCCAATTATACCGCCAGCCATTCGTGAATTTTAAGCATAGCAGCATACACTACCAGCGTAATCACTCCTGCGCACACACCGAAAATGTCTGCCCATAAATCATCGGCATTCACCTTCTCCTTGCTGACTAGCTTATCAATTACCACCTCCTTGAAGATACCTACAACAAATGTAGCCAGAGTAGCGAACCATAAGTTATAGGTCAAAAAGAATATCATTTGCACCAGCACCATGCTAACCACGAAATGCAGCACTTTATCCGTCTGCAACCCACAGAGCCAGTTCTTAGGCTTTGTATACAGAGTATTCCATATCATTCTAATCATTGTCTTTATCTCCAATAAAGTTCACGATGTTCTTTCTTCAACAAATCCCCAGTTCTACACCACCAGTCATTCGGACTCGCTTTAAGATACTCTTGAAAAATTGGACAGTTCTGTTCATGAGTAAGGATAGGATGAGAGGTAGGCTTGAACTGATGCACACACAGCAAGTCTGCATGATTGCCGCCATATATTCTTGGTGGCATAACATCTTTCGCCTGATGCCACACCTTGTTGAGGTCAATGAGGTAAACCCCATCCAGTTCCTTCAAGACATTACCAATCTTACCAAGCACACGATTCAGGGTTTCTGCCCTATCCGTGCCACCCTTAGCAATTAACCAATTTGCATCACTCAGGGCACTTCTAATCTGCATATCAAGTTCCATAAGCCAAAATTTATTTGTTAAAATGGAATTTCATGGGATTTAAGAAACTCATCAATAAAAGTATCGTCTTCCCACTCATCCTTCAAACGTGCTTTAGCCATATCAAGCATGCCATTTTGGTTAAAAGTACCAAGAATATAAGATATATCAACAACCAACTTCTTTATTTTCTTGTTTATAGCTGGAAGTATCGTCTTAAACTCTTCAAAAGTAAGTATCGTATCTGGTAAATTATCAGCAGACACTTCAACTTCCTCCTTAGATGATTTTCTACTCATAGACTCGATATAGCCTTTTAAAGCTTTTCTATCATCATACGTGGTATAAAGTTCATCAAACCTCTCATAAAGAGAATTAAAATCATTTTTCATAAGCGTTTTTTACTTTTTTGTTGCTATTACTATTACTTATTATCCAAATATAATTATTAAAAATTAAAATGGATAGATTTTTGATTCCTTTGGATTCTAGGTTCCCCTTAACGCACACGTATGTGAGCGAATCAGAAAACCTAAGATGTCATGGATGAGTTCCGTCAACCCCCATCATCTGGTCACTTGATAATTCTACATCAGTTAACCTAAGCAGCATAAGGAGTAGATTCCCCTCCGCTCGTCTTCTGCTATTAGTTCCTACGATTTGCCATGCGGTCTTCCTTGCAATTTATAGACTCGATGAATCGGAAGGTATCTAGCCCATAGTCTTCCATCTTGTCTTGTCTCAAACTCAGGGGAATAAAAAAGAACCCCCGAGTGTTGGTTACGGACAACGACTCAGAGGTTCATATCTTGTAGGCTTACGCCTTGAAAGGAGGACTACTTTAGTCTGTCAACCGTAACATTGACGATGCAAAGATAGAAGCTTTTTCTGAAACTACCAAATGTGAAAAAATATGTAATTCGTTAATCTGTAAGATATTCAGATTTTAGGTATACACTTGTTGTGCAGTAGACATACAAATGATTACAAGGTTAAAGTAGGTTAAAGTATATTTAGCATTCAAGTTTATTTTGTTACCTTTGTAGCGAGTAAAACAAGCGATTTGGTTTCTTTAACTCTTTTATGTTACTATTTTGTTACTCACTAAAAAGCAGTAATTCTTAATATTACTGATTATCAATCGGTTACAAGTTTAGAGTAAGCATTCATAATGTTTTTGTATAATATGAAAAGGGGTGCTTGTGAAAGTACCCCTTTTGTATATCATCTGTATACCTACCTGCTTAGCTACCAACACTTTATCTATGCGAAAAATCCATTATTAGCATAATACCTGACAGGTAGGTATACAATAGGTATGTTGTAGTTTTGTTACTATTTTGTTACCGAAAATTTGCGAGTAACAAAAAAAAT